TGTCATATCGATAGAAGGAGGTAAGTACCAATTTATTTTAGTTCCAGCAATAGTATTCTTAAAATACCATCCATTAACAGCATATTGATTTACTAATGAGGTTGGTGGTTGAGAAGGTTCTATACCATCTGCAGATATAGCTATACTAGGGTATACTAATGATATGTTTGTATATAATCCTAGTTGTCCTGTAGGTCCTGTAGCACCAATAGGTCCGGTAGGTCCTGTTGCACCAATAGGTCCGGTAGGTCCTGTTGCACCAATAGGTCCGGTAGGTCCGGTAGGTCCTGTTGCACCAATAGTTCCTGTGTTACTTGATATTAAAAAATCGGGTTTTAAACTAATCATACAAACTCCTGTTGCACCTAAAATACTATTAAATTGACTATCTTCAAATAAAATAGTATGAATAGCTTTATCAAAATCAATGTAACCTGCATTATCAAAATCAAAATCACCAACATTTATACCTTGTAATGCTTGAAAAATATCTTTTTGCTTATTATAAGCAAATAATCCAGAATGTGTAATATATAATTTGTTTCCTTTATCAGTAGTTTCTGATTCATTCTTAAATGAAAATATTTTTGATCCTGTAACAATTCCAAACTGTTCTAATCCTTGTGGGGATTCCGAAAATTCTAAGAGCAAGTCACCTAAGCCAATTCCTGACATTTTTATATTTTAACAAGTTTTTTCTTTTCAGAGAAAATATTATAACCATATGTAAAATACTGTAGATATACATTTGTATATCTTAAATCTTAAACTAACTATATATTAATTTGTTAGCAATTATTTATTATTTATTAATAATAAATGAGTTTACAAAGAAAAAAAAAAGATCTCTTTAATTATATATATTTTGGTTTTTTTGAAGACAGAAATTTTGAAATCACTAGTATAGAAACAAAAGACATAAAATTTGATTTAAGTACTCAACTAGATAATCTTGAGCTAATAAATAATTCATTGAATTTATTACCAATAGATGCATGGGTCTTATGTCAAGTAATTAAAGTAAATACAGACCATACATTTATAGATATTAAAATACTAATATCTGGTAATTTTAAAATAAATCAGGATTATTTTCCAAAAATTATGTTGGCTGATGATGTTAAAAAGTCACATTTAGTATGGGGATATCTTACAGATTTACTCTTGAACACTAATTTAGTCTTAAATAAAAATTTTAAAAGCGAAGGAATAATAGGTTTGGCATTTATATCAGTTAAAAAACTAAAAGAATTTAATTCTAATCAAAATTTATTGAAATTTTTTCCAGACTTATTGCCAAAAGAATTACTTGTAGATAAATTATTATCAGAATTAAGTGAAAAAAAATTACTACAATTACGTCTTACATCCACTGAATTAAGAAAATTAGCTGATTTAAAAAGAACTTTAGTTTTTAAAAATATACCAGAAGACTTTGACTATACTCAAAGAAGCATAGAACTTTATTGCAATATATTTGGTAAAAATCCTACAGATTGCACTTTATGTCTTAATCTTAATTTTAAAGTTAAAGATAGCGAATATGAAACTCCAGTTATTGAATGGAATAGAAATTTAATTGAATCTACAATTAAAATACAGCTTAAAATAAGTTGTAGGACTTTTTGTACAATTAAAAGAAGCATTTATGATAATACTTATAGGAATCAAAAATTAAATATAGTGCATGAGTGTATTTCAAGTTTACGAAACATTGTATCACTAGAAATTGATTTTGACGGTAATTGGCTTATAAAAGATATAGGTAATAAATTCTTAACAAGTTTTAGTCAATCAAATATTACAACTCTAAAAATATCAAATGTATATTTATTATGGAAACCATTTTTACATTCTATAAAAAATCTTAATCTTACAGAATTAATATTAACTAATGTTACTTTATTAGATAATTTAAGGAGTATTGGCGAATATAATTCTGAGGATGAAACTTATGATCCTGAAGAATTTAATAAAGAGTTTATAGAGTCTTTAAGTGGTCTTGAATCTTTTGGAATATCTGGTAATTCTGAATTTGATTCCGAATCTAACCAAGAAGAAGATCGTCCGGAAAACATATTATTAATTAGGAAAGTGTTACCTCTCCTTAAAGATCTTCCTCTTCTTAGATCTTTACAAGTTGAAAATAAGCCTATTAATAGACATTTAAGTGTGGAAACAGATTTTAATGGTGAATATCAAGAACTAGAAATGCAAGATATGGATCATCTTGCACTAGAATTATCAACTCTCACAGAACTTACTTCACTAAATCTTTCTAATAGTAATTTAGATTTTGAAAGAGAAGTTGAATCATTATCTCGTCGCATTCTTAGAAATTTAAATAATATTACATCATTAAATTTAGCAAACACTCAGCTTAATGGAAAAAACTTATCTATATTAATACCAACAATAAGATCACTTCCACATCTTACATCTTTGAATGTTTCAAATAATATGCTTAGTAAAAGAGACATTCAAAATCTTACACAAGAATTAAAACTTTCAGAATTAGATAGCTCAAATAATGTGTCTGACGAAGAACAATAGTTGATTAAAAATCTTACGACCACACTCTGCGCATAACAGGAATTTTACATTTGTCATGAAAACGATAAAGACCTTTCCAAAAGTCTCTTACTTTTGGTGAAATATCTTTGGCACGAATCATTTGACCTATAAAAATATTAATGTCAGAAAGTGTATGATATTTTACTTGATCACTGTATGCGCCTGCCAATGTTAAAGGTGGATTATAAATATCAAGTTTATCATCATTAATTTTATCATTAATTATAATATTTAATGGAACCCAAGTTGTTATCTTAGTTTTTGTTTTTTGATCTGTATATAAATGTTCATTTTCAAGAAGTATTGGTGTTATAGTTAATCCTTCAACTAATTCAGGATTTGTTTCCTTAAGATGTTGGAAGTATGATAATGCAGCTATTGTTGTATATTGTGCATCCGTAAAAGTTGGATCCATTGTATCTACTATACGACCTATAGAATACATCAAAACATCAGATGGTATACTCCATTGATTAGGGTACTTTTGATTTAATTTTATTTCTGCAACACCTATAGCGTTCATAAATTCTGAAAGCTTACTTGTCATTTCCATTTCCTCATCGTAAAAGCTTGTGTACTCTTTCATATTGTGAGCATCAAACATACGAACAATTTGCTGTCTCTTTTTTTCCTTCAATTCGTCTTCTAGAGAAAAGTATTGAGCAAAAGCACGAGATATAGAAATTAATCTTATTAGATAAGATGAAGACACATTAAATGTTGGAATAGATTCAGATTCTTCACTTTTATATATAGTAAGCATACGGATTCGTTCTGACCAATCATTCAAACCAGGAAGTGCATCTTCAGGAATTTTTACCTGTCCATCAAGAGTGTTGATTATTGTATATGAATTTGGTTCCATTTTTGGAGAGTATAAATCGCCACTCCAAACTTTTTCACCAGTGTATCTGTTTTTAAAATAAATGTAACCTTTTTTTTTATTCTTACTTCTGCGTGGACTCCATTTACCTAAATCCATTTTATAATATACAAAATATTAATATTTATTGTCAATTTTTATTCATATGTATTCATATGAATAAGACAACTAATTTAATTTAGTTTCTTAGTTTATTTCTTAGTTTATTTCTTTGATTTCTGCACCAGTCCATTCTATTAGAATATCAAGATCGCATAAAAGAGGATTATAAGGCAATTCTTTATTAAATTTAGTTTTATTCAATTCAATGATTTTACGAAAAGAATTTTCCGATGTATAAAGAAAATCTGGATCTGAACCAATTCCAGCGTAATATATTATAAGAGTAGAATCTCTACCAGATCTTACACATTTCCCACAACTTTGAGAAAATAAATTACAATCTTCGTTGCAAAAACAACACTTTCCGATGGTTTGAGTCATTATTTAAAATATTATTTACTTTTTTATAAAAATTTTCAATTTTTTTTTTATAATTAAACTAATAATAATAATTATTATAATAATCAAAAAAATAAAAATGATATACAGTAAATATATTGACTTTTGTGGGTTTCTTTGTTCTAATACCATATCTAATATGTTAAAAGGTTTTCCTTCATTTTTAGAAAGCACAAGATTATTACAATAAACAACACAATTATGAAGACCTAATAATTCATCATGTGGATCTGTATCATATAAAGATTTTATTTCAGAAATCCAGGGAATACAACGACCATTTATACATTTAAATTTTTCATATTTCGTTTGCATAACAAAAACCGGAGAAATAATAGTTTGTGTCCATTCAGACAATTTAGAAGGAGGATTTGGATCAAAGCTTGGAAATATATTGTTTTTAAGTGAATGAAAATAAAGAGGAATCGTATTTGGAACTGGTTGAGTATATGTTGCAAAATATACACAATCATTTTTAATATTATATGGATCTTTCATTAGATATATATCTGTTGTAATATGGGGAACTGACGAAGATTTTTTGGCACACAAAATTTTCATACCAACAGGTATAGGACGAAAATTTGGTGCAGTTGCATAAAAAGTACCACCGAAAACCCAATTTTCATTTATTTTTAAATCACAATCGAAGCTAACAACATCATTTTTTTTATATTTTCTTGGTTCACTAATGTATCCTAAAAATGTATTTGTATCTAAATCGATATAGTGCCAAATACAATAAGGAATAATATCATCATCAACATTAATCATTTATTGAATACAAGTTTTTCTCTTTTTATTAGAAGAATTTTTAAATATAATATTATATTATTATATTAATAAAATGAAAGATCGTGATAATTGTATTACTGCTATTAACAGATATATAAAAAATCATGATATTATTATGGCTAAATTTAATTCTGAATATGAATCAGTTAAAGCTAATAATAAACAACTTGCTGATTCGAATGAACAAAATGAAAAAGATCATGCTACAAAGCGTGCCGCTTATCAAAATAAAATAAATGAGTTCAGATTGGACGACATAGCTAATAATACCAACTGTGGTTCAATTTCAGATCCTAGCAAATGGACATATGTTTCTAGTGATAGACCTAACATCTTTTCTAAATGGGTATGTAGATACAGATACTCACCGACTGAAATAAACAGGTTAATGAGTGTATGGGATGACGAGAATAAATTTATTCCACACACTATATCACCTCTTCCAACACCACCTAATGATACAGTAAATTTGAATTGTTGTAGTAATAAAATTGATTTATCAGATTCTGTTATGGCAAAAGACGCTTTAAAAAATGTAGATCAAAAGTGTAATCAGAGTATAACTAATAATAATCGTGATGGTGGTAGTGGTGATAGTGGTGGTGGTGATAGTGGTGGTGATAGTGGTGGTGGAGACTCAACAAATAATAAGAATACTGATTCAGAAACATCAACAAGTGATCAGTATGCAAAAAGACGAAAAATAATAGCACTGTGTATTTTTTTGTTTATTTTTTTGTTATTAGCGATTACAGTAGGTGTCTTTTTGGTATATAACTAACAAATTTATGCATTTTTAAAACATAATTCCATTTTTTATTAAAGAGGATTCTATATATTCTTTAATATTTTCTATTTTTATTGTATAAGGTACTTCAATTAAAAGAATTCCGTTATCTCTACACATTCTTCTTTTCATATCATCTCTATACTTTTGATTTAAAAAATCCTCTTTATTTTTATGAAAAAATGGTATATACTTATAATGCTGAATACCATTATATTCAACAGCAATCTTAAGTTCTGGATCAAAACAATCAAGTTCTAAATTAAAATCACCACCTGTAACTGGATTTCTTAAAAAATCAGGACGGTCTTTATGAAAACTTCTTTTAAATAAAAATTGTAGTACTCTTCTACATTCTGTTTCTCCTTTACTCTCACGTGGTGGTTGTCTGGTAGGTTTAACACTATAATAGTTTCTAAAATTAGTTTTAAAATGGTGGTTAAAATTATTTTTCTTTGTCCAAGTTCCTTTTCCACCAATGATCTTTCGATAAAGACCAAAAAATATAATAAACACAACGCAAAATCCGAGTGTTATTTCAAAACCATAATCACGCCATTTTTGTTTTAAATTTGATAACATTTAGTTATAATAAATAAATATTTAGTTTAGTCAATTTCGTCTATAACTGAATAATTATTAGAAATGTTTGCATTGCAAACTGGACAAGATGATTTGTATTTACACCATTCTTTTATACATTTTATATGATAAATATGCTCGCATTCTAATACTGAGACTTCGTCGTTCTTTTTATAATTATCTGTGCATATACAACAAGAATCGTATTTTTTGTTAGTTGTAGAATAAAGTTGTGAGCTAACATTAATTTCTACATTATCATTTCTATGTAGTTGAAGATCATTTTCACTATTTCGAATTGCTATTTGAATCGGATCTAGAATTGGTTCTAAAACATTAATCATATTCATTAAGGTAAAAAATGTATTCTCGATATTTTCAGATTGATTATACCATTCATTTTCTAATATTTCAGAATAATGTGGAACTCGATGTACACGAAATCGAATATTTGACATTTATATTTTAGAAACAAATTCTTAATTCATTTTAGAAACAAATTCTTAATTAATAAAACGGACTATGATTCCATCCCAATTCTTCAAATAATTCTTTACAAATTTCATCATGAAAAAATTTTCTGTCGATTGTTTTCAAAATAATAAATTCTTCTTTTTTGCAAGGATGACGATGTCTACGTAATAATTGAAAAAGTACATATTGAGTGTTGATAAAATTTTTACGATTAATATGTTTAAATTTTTTGTCATACAAATCAGTAAGAACATCAAAATCATCAAGAAGTTGTTCTTCTAAATACGAAATATCATCTGGTTTAATACCTGTAAAATTATAATGAATAAGATGCACATTTTCGTAATGTTTAGAATATCCAAGTTCTTTGAGAAAAATAAGTACATGATTTTTTGTAACATCCTTAAATCTAATTTCTTTATTTGTTTCTTTTCCCCCGTGTAAGAGATGATGACGTTCAAACTGTATTTCAAGATCGTCATATATTTTTTGGTGAATAGTACTGTTTTGTTTTCCTTGATATTGATTAATACAATCTCTAAAGTGAACTTTTCTATCGTATGTGTATTTACATGAAATATTAACTCTGTCAATATCAGTATACGAAGAATTGTGTTTCATCACAGTTTGTCTAGCGTAACATTTTGTACATATGTAAGTATTTACATCAATAATGTCAAATTCTTTTTTATTAAAACAATTTGGACATGATACTTTTTGTGGTTTACTTTTTTCAAATTCAATATCAACATACTTAGAAGCAATTTCCATATAATTTTCGATTATTTTAAGCTTTTCTTTATCATTTTTAACAAGCTTTCCTATAAAACTTACTTTAACAGGAACTTTTAAAATTTCTTTGTATTGTTCTATAAAAGTTACGGTTTCCATAATATAAAAATAGAGTTGTTTTTGTGTTGTTAAATCTTTTATGTAAAGTTGCAATTCATCTCTAGCTTTTTCAAGACTGCTTTTTATTCTGCGACGAAGATTTTCGTTTTTTAAAGTTTCTTCTATTTCATTTAACTTCTCCTTATGATCATCAAGTTTTGATGTCTGTTCCTCAAAATTCTTACGTATGTTGGCATCTATACTCAAAATATCTAGTTCTGACATAGACTTTATTATTTTAGTTGTCTCATTTAAGCTCGCATTTTGCATTTTTGTTTTTAATATTTAAAGTATTTTTTTTGTTAAAAAAAACAAAAATTATCTTGCGTTAATATAAAACAATGTCATCGATCTCTACTTCAAATGTAACATCAGGATTTATTGATCTTGCCACTTTTGACGAAATTGAAAAGTATCTCTACGGTGGGCACGACGCTACTGCTTATTTTGTTCGCGAAACGAGGAAAGCTACTTGGTTCACTCAAGTACCTGTTGTTCTCTCGCGAGCGGCCGGTTCGCCAGCTTTTGGACAAGAATGGTCTGTCGCAATCTCACGTGCGGGTGATTATATGCTTCAAACGTGGCTTCGTATGAATACTCCTCGAGTTGAAATTAAAGATCAGCAAGATAAAACAGGATGTATTCGTTGGACTCGAAACCTTATGCATAATATTATTCGTGAGTGCTCTATCACTTTTAATGATTTGATTGCTGCTCGATTTGATAATTATCATCTTGATTTTTGGGCGGCCTTTACTGTTCCTGAAGGCAAACGCAACGGATATAATAACATGATTGGCAATCTTGATGATTTAATACAACCTCGACAGGTAATACCATCAATGACTCTTAACTTGCCTCTTCCTTTCTTTTACAGTCGTGATAGTGGTGTAGCTCTTCCGACCGCTGCTCTTCCTTACAATGAGATGCGAATCAACTTTTATTTCCGCGATTGGACTCATCTTTTGATATTTGAATCGATTCCATCTCCCCTTAATGATACTAATGGTATACAACTTGATAGACGTAAGACTATAACATCTGATAAGCTAAAAGATGGTACTCCTGTTCTAGGAAATACTCAAGTGTGGGCTAATTATGCAATCGTATCTAATGATGAAAGAAAGCGTATGGCATGTGCTCCTCGTGATATTTTGATTGAGCAAGTACAGACTGCACCCCGTCAGTCTTTTACTCCTGCTACTAATTCGCAGCAATCGTTTGATATTCGATTCTCTCACGCTATTAAAGTTTTGTTCTTTGCTGTACGCAACACTACTAGCACCGCTGAACACTCCAATTATATTACATCTTCTCCAATAACTACTATTACTGAAGGTAATGGTATTACTGGTTTTGCTGGTTTGACTACTTGGACTCCATTAGGCGGTGCGGATCCCATCGTTCAGACTTCTTTGATTTACGAAAATACAAATCGTCTTGCTCAAATGGGTTCTGATTATTTTTCGTTGGTTAATCCTTGGTATCATGCACCTGTGATACCTACTGAGACTGGTTATCATTCGTATTCGTATTCTCTTGATTTTATTAGCCTAGATCCGATGGGATCTACCAATTATGGAAAGCTAACAAATGTTTCAATTGTACCAGAGGCTAGCAGTCAAGCCAAAGCAGCGGCTGAACTATCGGGAACTGCCAAACAAACATATGAATTTATTGTTACTGCTATCAATAACAACATTATTCGTGTTAGCGGAGGAGCTTTAGGTTTCCCCGTTCTCTAAAAAGCGCCACCTTTTCATTTTTTTATGTTATTTAACATATAAAAAATAATGTTGTAATTTATATTTATTTTTAAAGAAAAAGAGAGAATTATTATAAGAAAGAATAATACAATTTATTTGCATTGACTCGGTCAAAAATAAGAGTTTGTATAATCAAATGATATACAAACTTACGTTAGTAAAACAAGACTTAGGATTTTTCTCTTAAAATGTCTAGTTTCAATTGGATATTTTGGAGTTTTAATTCGGAAATCTCTTTTTCCATATTTTGAAGTTTTAATTCTGAATTTTCTTTTTGCATATTTTGGAGTTTTAATTCTGAATTCTCTTTTTGCAAGGTTCTAATAGTCATTTTTAGGTCATTATCTTTTAAGAAATCTTCTATATTTTCAATAAAAATTGTTAGATTTTTAACTGGTTTATATATTTCTTTTTGATTGAAAAAATCAACTTTATAATGTTTCAAAAATTCGTGAATCATTTTCTCTATATTTTTACCAGATACTTTGAAAAGCCTAATCATTCTCCACTGAGGATATAATGACTCACTTGACATATGTTTTTTGTCTCTCTTAATAAGATTAGAATCAGTAAAACCAATCTTGACTAATCCATTTCCGATATAAGCACAATAAATAACTAACTCATTTGTATACTCACACATTTTAACTTCATTTTCTAGTTTTTCTGCTTCAATATCAATTTCTGTAAGAGTAGAGAAGCTCTTTACAGTTCTTTCTAGTTTGAAACTTCCTGTAGATAATAATTTATGAATCCATCCTGTTACATTAACAGCAAATTTAGGAGAAATCCATTGTGCAATATGAATCGCTACACGTGGGTGAACCCAAGTTGATTGATCGGAATCATTATATTGATTAATTTTTATCAAACTTACGTTTGTATTTTCGTGGCGGGATTTCCCGCCAGGGTCTGTTTTATCAGTTAAAATATCTATTTTTAGTTCTTGTGATAATTCTGTCAAAAACTCTTTTGTTTTTTCTAACCGAAACCAATCGTTATAATATTTTTTACCTGCTTTACAGAGTTGACTAGCATTGATATACCCATCAGACTGTCTTGATATAACTTCTACATTTCCAAGTGTAATTTTATCTTTTTCTTCATCAATTTTATCAAATTCTGTTAATAATTTAACAAGATCTTCTTTCTTAAGGTTATTATATTGAGTAAGTCCTTTATTTCTAGCAATAATTTTTAGAGTTAGCAAAGATATATTAGAATACTCTTCTTTTTCGTCTTTTGAGTAAGACTTTAAATCCTGTTTTCTCTTCTTAATGTTAGAGATTAGTTGTTCTTTATTTTGTTGGTAAATAGTGCACCCAACATCTTTAGAAATTTCTCTAAGTTGAAATATATTCAAAGCATTGTAATCAAGTTCTTGTTTGGTTTCTTGGTTAAATTCAATAGTTTTATTCCAAAAATTTTTGATACGACGTTCTACCATAGCCATAGATCTTTCTTGTAGTGTTTTAATTGCATTTGAATTAGCAGTTCCAAATGTTAATCCATATTTACGAACTTCTTGTCCAATCTTTTTTGGAGTTAGATTTTTCCAAGAGTTGTAAATATCTTCTTCAATTGGAGTATTAACCAACGTAACAAAGTCTTTCCATTCATCAAGTGGTTCTACCGTTCTAGGTACATAAGTATCTTTATCTTGTTCGCTTGGATTATCGATAGCATATTTTAGTGTATATACCCAATCATCTACCATAGATGAAGAAGTAGTACTTCCACCTCCTCTTTTAGATTTTCCTTTAAAAAACTTAGAACAAGCTTGTTTTCCTAAACATTCTTGAGCTTCAATTAATAGATCATACGTTACACCTACATCATCGCATTTTCTTTTAAAATCTTGAGGATTTGTTAATAGATTTGGCATTTTTATTATATATTAATTAGCTTTTAAATAGAAATGTTTTATTAATAGTAAATGTACGAACGTATTAACAAACTTTTTGACAACACAATTCTAATGAGTATTATTATAAAAAAGAATATGGTAATAATATTTACTAAAAGCATACTTTTCTTTTTTACATAGATATAATCTTTAGCATACTGTTGTGAAAAATAAATAATAAAATTAGATGATTGTATTTTAAAAATAAAAATTATCTTGCACTAATATAAAATAATGTCATCGATCTCTACTTCAAATGTAACATCGGGATTTATTGATCTTGCCACTTTTGACGAAATTGAAAAGTATCTCTATGGTGGGCACGACGCTACTGCTTATTTTGTTCGCGAAACAAGGAAAGCTACTTGGTTCACTCAAGTACCTGTTGTTCTCTCGCGAGCGGCCGGTTCACCGGCTTTTGGACAGGAATGGTCTGTCGCAATCTCACGTGCGGGTGATTATATGCTTCAAACGTGGCTTCGTATGAATACGCCTCGAGTTGAACTAAAAAAATCTGATGTTGTGGATGGTAATCCTGCTTATGTTAAAGGAGAAAGTATTCGTTGGACTCGAAACCTTATGCATAATATTATTCGTGAGTGCTCTATCACTTTTAATGATTTGATTGCTGCTCGATTTGATAATTATCATCTTGATTTTTGGGCGGCCTTTACTGTTCCTGAAGGCAAACGCAACGGATATAATAACATGATTGGCAATCTTGATGATTTAATACAACCTCGACAGGTAATACCATCAATGACTCTTAACTTGCCTCTTCCTTTCTTTTACAGTCGTGATAGTGGTGTAGCTCTTCCGACCGCTGCTCTTCCTTACAATGAGATGCGAATCAACTTTTATTTCCGCGATTGGACTCATCTTTTGATATTTGAATCGATTCCATCTCCCCTTAATGATACTAATGGTATACAACTTGATAGACGTAAGACTATAACATCTGATAAGCTAAAAGATGGTACTCCTGTTCTAGGAAATACTCAAGTGTGGGCTAATTATGCAATCGTATCTAATGATGAAAGAAAGCGTATGGCATGTGCTCCTCGTGATATTTTGATTGAGCAAGTACAGACTGCACCCCGTCAGTCTTTTACTCCTGCTACTAATTCGCAGCAATCGTTTGATATTCGATTCTCTCACGCTATTAAAGTTTTGTTCTTTGCTGTACGCAACACTACTAGCACCGCTGAACACTCCAATTATATTACATCTTCTCCAATAACTACTATTACTGAAGGTAATGGTATTACTGGTTTTGCTGGTTTGACTACTTGGACTCCATTAGGCGGTGCGGATCCCATCGTTCAGACTTCTTTGATTTACGAAAATACAAATCGTCTTGCTCAAATGGGTTCTGATTATTTTTCGTTGGTTAATCCTTGGTATCATGCACCTGTGATACCTACTGAAACTGGTTATCATTCATATTCGTATTCTCTTGATTTTATTAGCCTAGATCCGATGGGATCTACCAATTATGGAAAGCTAACAAATGTTTCAATTGTACCAGAGGCTAGCGGTCAATCCAAAGTAGCGGCTGACCCTAAACCTGCTGCTGATAATGTATTACCAGCTGGAATGAATTACAAACAAACATATGAATTTATTGTTACAGCTATCAACAATAACATTATTCGTGTTAGCGGAGGTGCTCTTGGTTTCCCAGTTCTCTAAAAAGCGCCACCTTTTCATTTTTTTATGTTATTTAACATATAAAAATAATGTTGTAATGTTTTAAAATTAAATTTGGTTTAAAGTATAAAAAATACTATAAAAACAAAATGACAATAGGATTGTTAGAAAAAACTATTACTAAAATAAATAGCATAATGGAAACTAAAAAATGTTCGGATTGGAAACCAGATACTGAAGATCCAAGATATATTAAATACAAATGTCATTGTGGAAAAGATGGAAGAACTCTTAAACAAGGAATTTTAAGACCTACTTGGAATGGTTGTTCTGAATGTTCAAAAAAGAAAACTTCAAATGAAGTGAAAGAAAACATAATAAAAATTATTGAAGAAGCTGGTTATGAGCTTGTATCAATAGAAGAAGGTAGAAATGTTAATTATAAATGTAAACATGCGAGTTTTCATATACACTCATCAAACTGTCAAAGAGGTAACTTTCGAGGAGGTTGTAATATATGTAAATACCAAGAAAAAGAAGAAAAAATACTAAAAGAAATTCAAGAACCTATTCCAATCTTACTGGAAAGAGGGGAATGGTATAGTGGTCGTCATCAAGGAGGTATTACTGAAACTAAAACTCATATAAAAGTAACTTTTCACTCAGATCAAGGTGGTAAAAGTAAGTCTTTTAGTATAAAGCAATATGGAAGAGATCGTGCTATGAATTTAGCAAGTAACTATAGAATTAGAGAATCTATTACTCGTCAATTGAGTAAAAATAGAATAAGAAGTGTTAAAGTTGTATCACATCCTGTGTTACCAAAAGATTATGAGTTTCTTGAGATATTTCTTTCAGATGAAAAATGTATGATGTTTGAAAAAGAACATTATGATATTATTAAAGATAAATCAATATATCTTAGTAAACAACAAAACGAAAAAACAGATTATGTTAAAATGTCTAAAAAATATATACATAATATATTTTATCCAGAATTTACAGAAGTAGATCATATTGATCGTAATGGTCTTAATAATTTAAGATTTAATGTTCGTGAAGGTGCTGGTAAAGTTAATGCGAATAACAAAGGTATTCAAATTAATAATAAAAGTGGTGTAACAGGTGTAATTTTTGAAGATGGTTTAAAATCTCGTTGGAAAGCTCAATGGAATGACTCGGAAGGTAAAAAGAAAACAAAGTCTTTTTCTATTAATAAGTATGGTGAAAATGCATTCATTAAAGCATGCGAATGCAGACAAGAAAATCATCAAGTTAAAATTGTTAAGATTAATTCTAGTAACTCTTAGTTTGCTAACCTTTTTATTTAACATAAAAATATCTCTTGTTATTGATTTTCGTACGTTTGCTATGTCTATTTTGCTACAATAACTTGTTTTATGGTAAGCAGAAAAATATATTACAAATTTGTAAATATAAGTAATCGCAAATTAAATATAAATTAAATAAATAAATTGTGCATTTCAACAATCCATTCTGGAGTAGGACGACTTGCTATTTTTCCTTTCCAAGAATGGATATTCATTTTTCCAAAAAAATAATATTGACGATATGCTTCTATAGAGTCATCATCTTTGTACATATTCGGCATTGCTTGTCTTGGTTGTGTAAATTCTAAATCTGGTAAATTTGGAATGTGTTGAGACAAATCTTCTATATAAGATTGACATTTGTGTATTTTTCCGTATCGATAAGTGTATTCTTTGCAAAGTTCTTTGCCAAGTTCACACAACCATTTGTAATTTTCTTTTGATTCTCTTGTCCATATAGAAGATGGATGATTTTTGTGAGTAAGTTTGTAACAAGGGGTGTAACAAGGTGTATTTTCATTTAGATTTGTCATATGATGTGCAGAGCAAAGAAGTTGAGTCGTTTCTAATATCATTTTTATTACATGTTTATCTATGTGCATTTGAGCACATACTTGAGGTAAAATATGAAGAAAAAAAATGTTCATTCTTATTTCTAATTTTATTTTTCAATAAAAATTCAATTTTAATGTTCTAATTATCACGTGAATCTTTTAGATTCTATTGTTTTATTAAATGTACCAATTGATAATAACGCAGACAGAATTTATGTGCATTAAATAGTTTAAAGATAAAAATGTTTGCCTGATAGATATGAATTTTGTGGATTATTGCCAAAATTATATGCATCGTTAGATATTTATTGTACACTCTTTCAAGAAAAACCGAGTTTGTAGAATAAATGAAATATAATATGATTTTTAAAATAAAATCATATAATGCTCATTACATTTTTTAGAACCGTTCCATTTCCATTGGGTCTTCATCTGGATCTAAATTTCTGAATCTATTTAGAAAAATAATCGCATCAATTTCATAGCTATGTAGTTCAGGTGTACTGTTATACAATTTGTCTAAATCGTCATATGAAAGAACACCTCTATGAACCATGTGTTTCATAATTAGATACCAAATACTATATAAGCCCATATTATATCCTCTAAAAATCCAAAATCTAAGAAGATCTTCGCTACTTCGATTTGGTTGATGCATAAATTGTTCTCTCTCAACCGGATTTGTTGGTATATATGGCTTTACTGGTTCTGATAAAAAATGTACAACATTGTATAAATTATCATATAATGATTCTGAATACAATCTTTCTAAATCATCATATGAAAACTGACGTCTCTCATTTAGCTGTTTCATAATTCGAATCCAACACCAATCAGTATTTAGTTCACTATTATATACATTATTATTTACTTGAAAAACAAAATATGCACGAAGTTCTTCTTCTGTTCTACCAGGCTGTAGCATCCATTCTTTTCTATAAAATGGATTTCTTGGTGGAAACTCTAACATTGGATATTCTGGATTTTGTTCGTTGTATAATTCTAGAGTCATATTATCAAGATCAAGATAATCATCAACACCACCTCTTAAAATACTATCACGATGAGTATAAGACTCTTTTTCTAAATATATATTTGGAATATACATTATGAATATATTAGATTCATCCTGAAATGTTTCTAAACTTCCGTTTTTATTAGGAACCTTCCATTTAGATTCATTTGTTAAAATATTTGTATAATATGGTTTCCCTGATTTTGTTGACCTGTTTTCTTTCCAAACACTAATCATTTATTGTATAAGATGATTTTTTTTAAACAAAAAAGTGATTATTACAAATTGGAGACTTGTAATTTTTATATATTTATTTATATATAAATGATTAGCTTGAAAAAGTTTTTGAATAAGCAGTGCTGGGAAGAAAAATGGAGCAAAAGTCATCAAAAGTATTATTACGTGAACAGAGAAAAAGGTGTATCTCAATGGTCAATACCACAAGAATTACTTAATCTTCCCCCAAACTGGAAAGGATATATGAGTAAAAGCAGAACTGATACGGTTTACTATATACATAAGGATTCAAGTACTGCACAATGGTTTTATGACATACTGTCAGGTGAACAGGAAGAAACATCAACTCAATTACCTATAGGATGGGAAAAAAGATCTACATCTTGTAACAACAATTATTACGTAAACACTCAAACAAATACGTCTCATTGGTATTTACCAAGTGTACCAAGCGCACCAAGCGCACCAAGCGCACCAAGCGCACCAATTGTACCAATTGTACCAAGCGTACCAATTGTACCAAGAGGATTAGAATGGACAGGGCAAAGCTGTTATTTAGATAGTACTTTATTTGCTTTATTTGCTGGCGATAGAGGTCCTAATGATTTTGTAACGAATATGTTAACTATGGATCTTGATACAATTGATCCGGCACTTATGGAAATTAAATGTTCTGATAATCCTAGTAAAGATAAAGAACGCCGAAAATTGGTGCAGAAAGAATTAAAACTTATCTCTGAAAGTATAACAAGAGTAGAAGGAGCACCTATAGTAAAAAAATGCACTAACCTACGTGAAGCTCTTATAAAATGTAAAAGTGGTTCAATATATAAAAAACATTTAACGGCTGATTCAGGAGAATTTATTATGTATTTGACATCATTATTTCAAACAGATCCAGTTATAAAAAAGGATACTATATATGGAACTCATAATACTATCGATGACTTTGAAACACTAAAAGCAAATGGAGAACTATTTAAAACTAATACTCGAAATTTTAACTCTTCCGGCTTTATTGATGTAGAATACGAAGTTTTAGAACAGACACCTACAATTCTTCTATCAAGTTTACTAACTAAAGATATTGATGTCGAAACAAGTAATAACGTTTATCCACGAATAATAACAGTTAGGGAAATTTTGAAAGCACCTTATTTAATATTTAATCTGTTTAGATTAGGAAATGAAACTTCCAAGAGAACATATACAGTCACTGAACCTCAAATATGGTGTGGAAATGAGGTATTTTATGAACCAACCATTTCTGTTGGTGATGACACTTTATCATGTTATGCTATTGTTATACACTCTGGTTCTTGTCATTATGTTGCTGTTGCAAGATATGGAAATTTTTGGTATTATTATGATGATATTATAAAAACATCCAAATCCAAATATACTATAATTCAATTCAATAGCCTTGAAGACATAGTTAAAAAATCTAGAAAGGGTAGAATCTTTAATCCTCTAACTAATGGAACTCAATTTTATTACAAATGATAATAAATACAAAGCTCGAAAGAGTTGATTTGTACTCTTAAGCGTTTCATAACAATCTAATAAAAGTGTTGTTAGTCTGAAAACGACAATTTACACTTACGAGTTAAAAATTTTTGTCGCAAATAGGTAGAATTAAATATGAGATGTAAAAGACTCATTATGTTATATTTCGGCGTTAACTCAAAGAGTGGTGATTGAGTTGTTTTTTTTACCTAAAAAGTGTAATTTATATAAATTCATAATTATATTATAATATTTATATATTATAAATATGAATGAAATGGAATTTGATAATAGATATAGGTCTAGGTCTAGGTATAGGTCTAGGTCTAGATATTTGAATCTGAGGGGCGGTGGACCAAAAATTGAACCAATACCAGATGAAAATCCTAAAGAAGCGCAAATTGCAGATAATATGGCCGAAGAGTTGGTATGCCCAATTTCATTACATCTTATGATAGATCCAGTTTTTATTAGTTCTGGAAAAACATTTGATAGAACCTCTATTATGAATGAATTTTCCAGACAAAGAGAGATAAATCCAAGAGGAATACTATTTTGTCCAGTTACTAAGGAACCATTAACAGATGTGTTGACTCCAAATTTACAGATGAGATCAATAACAGAAAAATTCTTTTATCAATATAAAGATGTTCCATATAGAGGATCTACTTGGGATGAGATCAGAAGAATATGCGGTGTATATCAAGAAGAACAAACATCAGAAAAAATTAAAGAGAGAAGACGTATACATGAAATAGAAAATGCAAAAAGGGCGGATGAACGTAAAAAAACACAAGAGCAGCAAGATCAAAAAATACAAGAAATGGAACGCAGGCTTCAAGAGAAAAACCGTCTTATACAAGAAATGGAACGTGGGCTTCAAGAGAGAGAACGTCTTATAGAAGAAAAAAGGAACTACCGATTATATATTAGAAGATTAGAAAGTGGTATAGAAGATTATGAGAACGAAATGAGAAGTCTACAACTTTTATTAATAGAAAGAGAAGAAGAATTACGTGCAGAAAGACAAATAAGACAAGAAGAAATTGCAAGAGAAGAAGAATTACGCACAGAAAGACAAATAAGAGAAAAAGAAATTGCAAGAGAAGAAGAAAGAGAAGAGCAAGAACGAGAAAGAGAAGAGAGTGAACGAATAGAGCGAGAGAGAAGAGGAGAGGTATTTAGACAACCTATAAGACAACGAGATATGGATAGTCAACTATCTCGATCTCGATCAGCAGAACTACGAAGTGATACTTACACTCGAGATCCTGCTTTTTGGGCACTTGTCCGTGAAATTGAAAGAGAATCTGGATCACATCTAAGGAGATGAATATTGAATTGCTTCTAACCTTTTTTAATTAATTTTATACTGAAATGTTAATTTTTTTAATTTATAATAATCTTATAATATAAATATGAAAAATCGGAGTAAACAAAGTGATTATTGGAATTTGAGGGGAGGTGGTATAGAAGAAGAATATAGATCTATTATACCACGAAGAGGTGGTATAGAAGAAGAACATATGAAAGCTTATCAGACTGCAATGTCATTAATCTGTCCAATAACGCACACACTAATGTTAGACCCTGTTACTATTGGTAATGGACATACATATGAGAGATCTGCTATTGAAGATTTTTTTAAATATGTTGGTGCATATAGTGATCCAATCACACGTAAGCCATTGTCTGACATAAGTATTATACCAAGTATTCTTGTACAAACATTGACTAAACAATTTGTCGATTTTTATGAAGGCAAACAAGGAGAAGAATGGGAACGTGTTGTACAATATTGCAATACATATAAAACTACACTTAGAGAAGAGCGTGAAAGAGAACGTGAAAGAGAACGTGAACAAGAAAGTCAAAGAGAACGTGAAAGAGAACGTATTCGAAGAGCTGAGGCAATTAACCGACCTACAACAATGACATTTGATCCATCTTTAATTTCATCGTCACGAAGAGATGAAGAGGAAAGTTTACGTAGAGCTCGTGTAGTGCAAGAAGCTCGAGATGCATTAAGAAGACCAACTAGAATTGTAAATTCTATGAACAATCAACTAGCTCAAGCAGAAGCACGACGTGCTGCACGTCGTGAAGAACGTCTCAGAGAGGAGGCAGAAAGACAAGCAAACGACGATTTCCGTCGCTATATTGAAGGTCGATAAATAATTAGAGAGAAGACCGTAAAAATCTTCTCATTTAATTAATTTATAAAAATTCCTTTATTTGACGATAATCTATGGAGCAACTAAAATTATATCTTTTCTTAATTTGTGTAAAAAATTAAAAAACATAATTTCTCTGTATATGACATTATTAACACTGAAACATCACTTAGAAAAAGGCTAACAACTGTTGCTCTTATTCGTATGAATTAGTAAGAACATTCTTTTTTAAAAATAAAAGAATATTTAATTCGTAAGTTTTTTAATCAGATAATTGCTTTCATTACATATGAATTACTAATTTTAAACTAAATAATTATGATTTTTCATTTCATTTGAAGTGTTTTCTTTTATAAAAATGATTTTTTTACAAAATTGTATATAATAATATAAAAACTTTGATATCAATCATTGAAGCACACATTCGACGCTATACAAAATATATTCATGAAGACTTATCAGCTATTGAAATTGACACAGCTACATATAAAGATCATTTACATAAATCATTTGAATGGTTTGCATGTATAGAACTTAGTAAAAAATATAATTCTATCTTTCTTTCTTGGAAAGACGTTCCGCCAGATTTAAAAGAAGAAAAAGGTATGCCCCGTGATATGGGGATCGATGCTTGGAACATTGAAGGAAATCGTGTAGCACAGATGAAATTATATCAAGGATCTATACAGTGGAGACACTTTTCAACATTTCTTAGTTGTTGTGACGTATTTGAAAATCCGGAAAAAATTCTATATCGTACAAAACAATCATCTGTTTGTGATATGATACAGTTTCGTATTGATAGAAAGATGATTACAGATATTACTGTAACGGACTCTACATTTAGAGATGCGTGTAAGAAAATACAAAAATTAACATTTACATCACATACATTACCAGAAGAAACAATTCTTCGTCCTTACCAAATCGAATCTATCGCAGTTTTGGAAAAAGGAAAAGATACTAAAAAGAATGTGTATTTATGTATTCCGACTGGGGGAGGTAAAACTATGATTATTCTACATAATCACATTAATAATATATCGGAACGATTACTTGTGTTAGTTCCACGTATTGTATTAATGGAACAATGGGGCGAAGAGTGCACAAAACTTGGTATCAAGCCGTACCTTATTGGAACAGGACAACATCATAATATGGAAAAAATTAAAGACGAAACCATTGTTATTTGCGTATATGATTCTTTTCCAAATATATATGAACACAAAGATAAATTTCAGCGATACTGTATTGACGAAGCACATAATATTAAAATACCAGAAAGATATATGGATACTCAAATAGATAATGATATTGAAATAGATGATGATGAAGAACTATCTTATATGGAATGTATTCAATCTTTATCTGATAGTAAACAATCCATTTACATTTCGGCAACACTTGATAAACCTAAAGATGGATCTCTCTTTTATGAATACAAACTTCGTCAAGCTATTAATGAAGGATATTTGTGCGATTATCAGTTTGTGTTTCCTATATTTGAACAAGAGAATGTAAGTAATGATCATCTTGCACATTACTTGCTTCATAAAGAACACGTATCCCATTGTGTGATTTATGCTTCATCTTGTAAAGAAGGTGAAGAATTTACACAAATTTTAAATAAGTTACAAAAAGGATGTGCTGGATATATTGATGCACATACACCATATAAAAAACGTAAACAATTATTTGCTGATTTTGAATCTGGAAAAATACAATTTTTGATAAATATTCGTGTATTGACAGAGGGATTTAATGCACCTCATATTCGTTCTATCTTCTTTCTCCGTATATCAACCTCAGATATCTTTACCATTCAAGTCATTGGAAGAGCATTACGTGTGCATCAAGATAAATCAATTGCAACTATCTATTTTCCTTTCACGCAAGAGAGTGATTTGGAAAGAATACAGGCATTTCTTCATCAATTATCTACATATGACGAACGCATAAATCAGACTATTTCTGAAAAGAAAATTGGTGGATATATATCAATAGAACACGGAGATATGAAAGATAATGATGAAGAAGATGATGAAAACATACAAGATGTATTTACGTTCAAATATAATTTAATCGTAAATAGTATGGGTAAATGTGATAAAATAGAAGAAATGATGAAAAAGAAAGCTGACGCATTAATCGAGTTTGTTAATCATAACAATAAGGTACCAAAACAAAGTGACGTTGTACAAATGATTGGTTACTCTGACTTTAAGGTAGGAAAGTTTTGGCGTAATATCAAACAAGGAAGAAATGCTGACCTTTACATGAATGTGTTGTCAAAAAATAAGATACTGAGTGCAGATTATGAGAAGACAAAAAAAAATAGAGAGGAACGTATGTGTATTAAAGTGATGAGCGTTGAAGACAAAGGAAACTATCTTCTTGCCTTAACTAAAGTACCAAAAACAAGTGACGTTGTACAAATGGTCGGTTACTCTGAATTTAAGATAGGAACATTTTGGGCTGATATAAAACAAGGAAAAATTCATAACCTTTACAGGGATGTGTTGTCAAAAAATGAGATATTGCGTGCAGATTATGAGAAGACAAAAAAAGACAAAGAGAAACGTATGGAAGTTAAAGTGATGAGCGTTGAAGACAAAGGAAAACATCTTTTTGCCTTAACTAAAGTACCAAAACAAAGTGAAGTTGTAAAAATGATTGAATATGGGGACTTTAAGGTAGGACAGTTTTGGAATAATATCAAGCAAGGACGACATCCTAACCTTTACAGGGATGTGTTGTCAAAAAATGAAATACTTCGTGTAGATTATGAGAAGACAAAAAAAGACAGAGATGAACGTATGGAAGTTAAAGTAATGAGCCTTAAAGAGAAAGGAAAACATCTTTTTTCATTAGCCAAAATACCAAAATACAGTGAGGTTGTGAAAATGGTTGGTTACGGGGATTTTAAAATAGGACATTTCTGGCATAGTATCAAACAAGGAAAAAATCATAACCTTTACAGGGATGTGTTGTCAAAAAATCCGATATTATGCGCCGATTATGAGAAGACAAACCGTATGATCAAAATATATGATATACTTGATTATAGTAAAATGAAAGTTGATGAGTTAATATATTTATGCAAAGATAGAGGAATAACAAGATATTCACGAAAGAAAAGAGTAGAACTCATTAGTATGCTTTCAAATCAACATAAACTAGCTGATAAATAAACTATATTAATTGTGTCTGTTTTTAAAAATTTAATTTTTAAAACGTAATTGGAAGCATATATTTTATCTTACATTACTAGAACAATGATTATTGAGTTTAAAAAGGATTTAAAGTTAAATAGTCTATCATTATACAACGAATGTATGATGAATACATTGAATTCTATAACATATATACAAAAAAATATGGATCAAAAACGGGAATATTTATGCAGGTAGGATCGTTTTATGAATTATATGACATTATGAATACAGAAACGGGAGAAACAAAATGTAATGTTCGTGAAATTGTTGATATTCTTGGTATACAATTATCCAGTAAGAAGAAAGATTTTGGAAAGAATCATGATGCTTTGTTTGCAGGCTTTCCAGATTATGCAGTACATAAGTGGGCTGGGAGATTAACGTCAATTGGATGGGCTGTAGTTATTGTAGATCAAGTGAAGGATTCAAAAGGAAAGGTAAAAGAACGAAAGGTTTCACGTATTTTATCACCCAGTACTCACATTGAAAATATTCAGACTAATGAAACTCCTTATATTATGACATTTTATTTTCAAGGAGTTGCCAATCAACCTCCTAATTTTGGAGCTGCTATTTTAGATTTGACAACAGGAACAACGCATACCTATTCAGGGAAAGCGAATGGTAGATCTGATATTTGGTCATCGGATCATTTAATTCAAATGATAAGTGTATTTCAACCAAAAGAAATTTTGGTTTATTGGAAATCTGATATACCAATCGAAGAATCCTATTTTAAGAGAGTATTTGGTTTGCAAAATACACCGATCCATATTCGCAATCTAGATAAAAATCATACTGATAATTTCTCAATTGAGTTGGTTCGTTCAGAGTATTTAAGAAAAATATATTCAATAAAATCTCTCTTACCAGAAAAGGTGTTTTTAGGACTACGTTCAGATTATGAAGAGTTGGCTCTTTTATATTTACTGCAATTTATCGAAGAGCACTATCCAAGTATAATGAAATCATTTCATAGAAACGAACCTTGGATTCCTCATGCAAAATTGATCTGTGGTAATCATGCTCTAACACAATTACAAATGACTGCTATCAATCAAAATGAATGTGTAATCGGTTTGTTTAACGCAGCTATAACTCCTATGGGAAAAAGAGCTATCAAACTTCGTCTTTTATCACCTTATTCTCAAGCAAATGAAATTCGTGCAAGACTAAATGAAGTAAAAGAACTGATGGAATGGCCAGAAAATACACAGAAAAAATTAGATAGACAGCTTCGATTTATGTATGATCTTCCAAGACTTCATAGAAAATTACTATGCGGATTAATAACACGACAAGAAATAGCTGGATTGTTTCAGACATATAATTCTATAGAAAATATTATTCTTCATATTACACCAGACACAATATTAAAACAACCATTTACATTTGAACAATGGACTACCTATATCACATCGTTTAAAGAAAATTTCTCTGAAGAAAAGGCATTACAGGACTCAAACGATATAACAGCATTTAACACAGAAAAATATACTGAAATAGGTGCGGTTGAGAATAAGATACAGACTGTTCTGAATAATTTTCAATTTCTTATTAAGGAAGTTGCAGAAAATGCAGAAGTAAATGAAGATGCTCTTCGTTTAGAATCAAGGGAAAAAGAACCATTTGGAATCAAATGTTCATCCGCTACTTTACAAAAACTAAAGAAAAATAGAAAAAAACTACCAGATGGTGCTAAAGTAACAGAGTTAAAATCTGGTGGATGGTTTGATTGCAAATTACTGCAAAATTTAAATCAACAACTGGTTAAACTAAGAGAAGACCTAAAATCATTAATACACACTTATTTAATTGAAGCTTGTCATAATATATCAGAATCTGGTGAAAAGATTTGGGTTTTAATGGAAGAATGGGTTCAGCATATTGATTGTACACAATGCATTGTACGAGTTTCAAATAAGCTAGGTTTTTCTTGCCCAAATATTGAAGATGTAACGGAAGAATCAGGTTCTGGTTTTACAATTCAGAACATTCGTCATCCGTTAGTTGAAGCTACTGCTTCTCGTGTTTCATACGTAACACATAATGTTTCACTTGGTATGAATGGAGTCAAAGGTTGGTTAGTTTATGGAATGAATGCAAGTGGAAAATCAACACTAATGAAAGCAACTGGTATTGCTATTCTTCTTGCACAAGCAGGTTGTTTTGTTCCGGCGACAGAAATGATATTAAGACCTTTCAAGGCTATCTATACAAGAATTTTGAACCAAGACAATTTATTCTCTGGTCTATCATCATTTGCTGTCGAAATGTCTGAATTAAGAGACATTTTGGTTAATGCAAATCAAAATACATTGGTATTGGGTGATGAATTATGTTCTGGGACTGAATCAACATCTGCACAAGCATTAGTATCTGCAGGTATTCAATATTTATCGGAAAAAAATGCAAAATTCATTTTTGCAACTCATTTGCACGATATTCCAAATGTAATTGATGTAAAATCTCTATGTGTTGACGTATGGCATCTTCACGTTGACTATGATCCGATTAGCAAAGTATTAAAATACGATCGAAGTTTAAGAAAGGGTTCTGGATCAAGTTTATACGGTCTAGAGGTTGCGAGAGCAATGGACCTCCCTTTTTCTTTCATTGAACAAGCTTTAAAAAATAGGCACGTCATTGATGGTTCAACGGATGTTACAAATGCAAAAAATTCATTTTGGAATTCTAGCATTATTAGAAAAGAATGTGAAAATTGCGGGTTGCAACTTAGTAAGGAATTGGAAGTTCATCACATCAAAGAAAGGAATTCAGCAATTAACGGAATTTTAGAAAATGGAACACATATGAATAATATGAGAAATTTAATAGTTGTTTGTCAAAAGTGTCACGATAGCATTCATAACAATAGTATTGAAATTGGTTCGGTTATACAAACTTCAGAAGGTTCGGTACGAAGTAACGACGATAGTGTTAGCGAGGTTAGTTCTCGTTCAAAGAGGAATAAAAAAGCAAAATGGTCAGATGAAGATTTACAGATAATTAACACCGTTATTGCCAAGTTCAAGACTTCAAGTCTTAAGGCAATTAGAGCATATTTAGAGTCAAAACACCAAATTAATGCGAGCGAAGGTGTTTTAAGCAAAATGCGGAAAGGAGAGTATTAATTAAGAAATGTACGAACATTCATTTTTCACACTCAAGACTAATTTTTTTATAACAGAATCAGCTTCTTCTGGCTTTAATAAAACCTGTTTTAAGTCCAGTAGTTTATCCTGAACAAACTTACCAGGTATCAATTCATAAATTTCTAATCCAGGTGGTAACTCTGATGACATTTATTCTTACAAATAAATTAAAACTTTTGTAACCAAAATCAACTTAAAAATAAAGAATAGCTTGTTGATTAAAAATATTATATTTATAATATTTTTCTACATATAATAAATGTGCTGCACAATCAGTTGTTTTATTGCTGCAGTTTTCTTAATTGCGATGATTTATTTTAACATATCAACTTTAAACAACAAAGTTGTAAAAAAATACAAGGAGTCTTTACCATCGGACTTACAAGTTGTATACGATAAGATTGCTAAAGAACGTTTATCAATAAGTATGTGTGGATATGCTATCGGGTTAGTTCTTTGTATTATAATAATATTTTACAATACAAGGATTAAAGGAAAACGTTTAGGAACTAAATCTCTTGTTTGTATAGTTGTAACAACTAGTTTCTTGACTAATTACTTTTATTATACTCTCTCTCCAAAATCAGATTGGATGTTAAATCATTTAAAAACTCCTGAACAGAATAAAGCTTGGATAGAGATGTATAGAACGATGAAATACAACTATCACTTAGGATTTGTTTTTGGAATTATTGCTGTTGGAATCTTAGCATTTGCATTCAGATGTGAATCTTCGATAGAAAACATGTAATAGAATTAATTCAAAAGCGTCTGGTATTGGAATGTGTACTTAAGTAGATAAATAACATTTACCGTGTTGTAATATATTTTTTTGCAAATGTGTGTACATAATCATTTTATTTTCTTTATAAAATGATTACTAGCGAATCTGTATTAAAGCAACTGTGTAGTTGGTATGTTTGGGATCTCTGTAATAAGATTTCTAGCAGAAGTTCTAAGAAGAGCTTGTAGTTCTACAAATGGAGAGTGTAATGTTTCAGAAGAAATTTCTACATATGGACAGTTGTACACCATTTGAAATGCAACAATGTCTTTTGTTTGAATTTTATTATCTGCATTGTCGGATTTTACACCAACTAATATTATTGGTATATCTTTTTCTACAATTCTAATACATTGAATCCATCTAGCACATTCATTTAAACCAAATACGTTTGTTGTGAGTGAGAACATCACAAAAAAAGCGTCTGTGTTTTCCCACTCACGAGCAGCATATTGATCAATTAAAACACGATGATGTAGCATATCATCTATTTGTCTGATATCATATTTAGAATCTTTAATGTTAAACGCTATTTTTCCAATACTTGTAGGAAAAACAACTGTTCTTATTACATAACCTCTATCTTCTTTAACAAATATATTTCTTGAAAGCCTTTCTGTAAAGCATCTTTTTTTATCAAGTTTAGGTCCAACTAATTGGATATTGTATGTTCTAGATCTTGCTAGAAAAGTAATAATTTTCTTTGCTATTTGGAATCCAAATTTTTGCGAAAAATGATGATAAATATTTCCTATATCTCGAGATAACTGATTTGTTCTGAACATATTTATTTATATAAAATATTTTAAGTAATTTTTTAAGTAATTTTTTAAGTAATTTTTATACAGAAAAAATTTATTAAAGATTAATTATATTCTTCTAATTCATTAATAGATGGTAAGCGATATTCATTTTTTGGCACATTCCAAGCTGACTCACGAGTCAGTATATTTACGTAATATGGTTTCCCAGTTGTACTACTAATTTTTTTTATCCATATATTCATTTATTATAAAAACATAATATAAAAATGTATCAACTAAGATTTAGAAAACGCATCACTATGTGATGATCTGGATTAAGTTAGACACCTTTAGAAACATATGTTTCTCTGATTTTATAAGATTCAATAACATTTTGTTCCTTTAAATTTTCAAACGTTTGTTTCAAAAATGTATTCATTTCTTTTTTTGATTTTACTGGACCATCAAATTGTTCTTCTCGAGTGTACAGTTGTATTTTTTTTGATCCAATTGGACATGTACGTCCACTACCAATCCATTCCCAGCCATCTGGAAATTTATCATATTTCCAATATTTTTTAGGCGTTGTGTAAAATACAAATAATGTTTGCTTATAATCTTCTTGATCAAAAGGTAAGTATTTGTCTAGCATTTTATGTATTCTTATGTCTTATAGAGAGTATTATAAATCCATTTATGAATATATAATTTAAAAATTAATTATAAAAATATGGTTTTAATATAAATGTTGAGCAAAGACGGTCTGAAAAAAAAACGTTTTAAAAAAAAATTACCTATAATTACATTTGTAGCATCAGAAATATCTGACGAATGCAATGAATTTATACATTTAGCCAAAAAAATGGATCGAAATAAAACGTATGATGACTGGGAACAAGTTGGAGAGGGTGCAGCAGGAAATGTTTATATAAATACAAAGAAAGATTATGATTATGTCGTTAAAATACAAAAAGCCGATAATATTTTTTTATCTGAAGTGTTAGCTTTAACAGATTTACAAAAGTATTTGAATGAAGGAGGTGTTGGCGTTGTTCCTAAATTATATGCTAATTGGACTTATAAAGGAGATGGATATATTGTAATAGAAAAATTAAAAGATTCTTACGGAATGCGTGCAGATGAAATGGATAATGCTTTAAAAAAAATAGCTGAATATGGATGGTTGCATTTAGATATAGGTACTTGTAATCGCATGAATGATAAATATGGAAATTTAGTTTTAATTGATTTTGGCTGGGCAGTAAAGAAACCAGATAATTTAGAACAAATTTATCCTTTACATCCTTTATCTGTTGCTGCGTGCAAAGCCTTTACATATAATGAACTAAAATCTATTCAAGATTTTGATTTTAAAACAATTTATGGTCATTATCTTGGCGTAAAACAAGATTTAGATGATGATTTTTTTGTACCTTCTAAAACAGAAAACACTTCTTGGTGTACAATAATGTAATAATTCAAAATAAAATATGAATTATGACACAAATACTATTTTTCAAAATTTACTAGGAATTTCCTTACCTTCTCAATGAATATTGATTATACTAACATTTTTGTATTTATTTTATCGAAGAATATCCTTAGCAACTGTTCGATAGTATGTATAATTATCTTGGTTATTTATAGTGTTTTCAAACAATTGTATAAATTAACAAATCTATATTTATTTAAATTCTTCCGCAACTTTGTTACAGTATCTATAATTCTCTTGGTTATTTATAGTGTCTGCAAAATTAAGAATAAAGTGTCTCATTTGTTCACGAGACATAGAACTGTTTCTTATTATTGTAATTACTGATTCAATTATTAACCTCTCAAGTTCATTAGCATTTAAGTTTAATTTTGTTAACCTATAAAATTCTTCAAAAATTTGAACTTGTACATTCTGTCTTTCATTATAATTCAATCTAGAATCACCCGGTATAGGATAGGGATAATCAGAAGTGAAGGGTTCTGTACTTAGAAGTCGTTCTATATATATAAGTTGTTCTCTTAACTTATCGTTCAAATAAAAATATTTGTTCAGTATGTTTGGGTCATTGGTAAGACTAATATATACCGGAATTCTATCACCAACTTTTTTGGCGAGCTCGACTTTGGAGAGACCTGGGAATCTGAGGCTGTTATGATTAAATTTATTAGCTTGTTGTTCAGCTAATTTTTCAGCTATCATTTCTATTGGTCGACTTGGTAATTTCATAAAACCAGAAGTAAGGTCTTGAGCTTTATTAGATGCAAGAGGCATTTGATAACTACGCTCTCGTAAAAGCATTAAATTTGTTAATGTTCCAGGTTGTATCTTACGTTCATTTATACTATTCATCATTACATTAAAAAACTCTGATTTTGCATCTTCTTCAGAAACAAGAGGATTATTTGTAAATGCATATATAGCATCCTTAAACGCATCATCAATAATGTATTGATCCAAGTTAGGAAATCTTTGTTCTATGATATGTTTCGTTTTATCAAATGCCTCTAAATATGATAATAATCTTATAATTTTATTCACGTTATTAATTTCATTCTTACTAAATCTTCTTCTTCTAATTTCACGTAATATTGCTCCTGGGGGTTCAGAACTCAATCTTTCTATGACTTCATCCATACTAGGTGGTGGTATAGGTTGTGTTGTAGTCATATTAGGACATAATCCCCCATTACACAGTTCGGGAATAGTTGTTGATGGTTGACTTAATAATGTATTAGGTGGTTGATTAGATTGTTGATTAGGCATAGATAATTGATGTATCGAAAGTGCCGGCGCCGGCGCCGGTGGAGGTGGAGGTGGTGGATGTGTATATTGAGAAAGTTCAATATAATCATCTTCTGGAAATTTCCATTGGCTTTCATTTGTTGTTGGATTAAAATAATATGGTATACCAGGGTTAATTGTTCGACTATAACGAACAACCCATGGTTGTGGAGGTCTTCGGGTGTCTGAAAATTCAGTTGGGCTTCTTACACGTCTTGGAGAACTTCTGAAATTTCTTATTTGTGACATAATTTTAAATATAATCAATATATTTAAAATTAATAAAAGAGTTTAATACATAATTAAAAATATTACTAACCATACATATTTTTAGCAACCTCATTTCTACAGTATTTGTAAATAGTATCATCATTTAAAGTGCTTGCAAAAAGCATCATAAAGCTTTTCTTTTCGGTATAAGACAAAGAAGTAGTATTTCCTATTATTTGTCTTAAACATTCAACTTGTAAAGCTTCAAGATCTCTCTCTTTACGATTTAATTGTACTAAAATATAAAATTCATCAAAAATTTGAAGTAGTACAGGCAAATACATTATAGCAGGCTTCCAAAGACTAGCCCATTTTTCTATTTGTAGAAGTTGATTTTGTACCTTATATGTCAAAGAGAAAAATTGTTCTATTCTCTTGTCACCAGTAGGTATAAATCCTGGTGCCCTAGTTACTGGTTCATTTGATTTTGGAAATCGGGGGATTTTCTTTTGAGGTTGAGATAATGGTTGAGGTAATGGTTGAGGTAATGGTTGAGGTAATGGTTGAGGTAATGGTTGAGGTAATTGTTGAGGTAATGGTTGAGGTAATTGTTGCGACTTATCAGATGACATAAATTGTACAAGAATAGCTTCTTTTTCATCCATATTCAAAGAACTTCCTTGTAAACTATAATCAAAAGCATTAAGATTAGTTTCTCCTAATTGTTTATATACTAAATATGTATTAATAATGTTCTTTCGTTCATCATCGTTCAAAATTATTTTGCTAAGCACTTGTCTAACTATTATTTCATCCGGTGTAACACGTCTAACACTTGGTTGAGAAGTTTGGGTTGACGGATGTTGTAGTGTTGTCGGAAAGTCCCATTGAGTTTTACCTGTTATTAGATTAACATAGTATGGTCTACCGTTATCAACATTTTTACTAATACGAACTTCCCAATCTGTTGGAAGTCCTCTGTTTACGTTTTTAATATCAAAGACATATTTATCATTTGTTCGATGTGGCGAACGGATAAAATTATTTGCAGCCATTTTATTATTTATAATATAAAATTAAATTATAAATTAATTTTACAAACTTATATTTTTGGTGTAAATCGCATAGATTCTCCAGACTGAAAAATAGTTAAAGTACCTAGAGAAGTATATTTTTGATGATATATATCATTTTCATTTTTATACTTTATTATTTGTGTTTTCAATGCATTATGAGCGTCTAGTACATTATTTATTTGTTCAGGAATCTCCTCGTGTGTTAATGGACTAATATCATATTTTTCCACAGATCCATACTCCCATTGTGATTTGCCTAACCTAACTTCTTCTGCTTCAAGTGCTCGTTCATCTCCATACTCAAAATTATCAAATATAGGTTGTAACTGTTCTGGACAATCTGAACGATAGTTCAATAGTTTTTTTACTCTATATAATAACAATAAATCGTGAGTTATATTACGAACAGATGAACTAATAGAATAACCAAGACCATACTCACTTTCATCAAAATTCGAAAATCCTTGATCCTCTCCGCAATATTTTATAGGAAAACTTTTGCTATTACATTCAGGTATATTGTTACATATAGATTCATATATAGATTTTGAAGAGCCTGTTATTTCTTTATTTGATTCATCATTAAAAAAACAACGACCATAATCAATAATTTTTGCAATATATCTAGATTTAAATTCTACAATAGTTCCATCGTCCAAAATATACTTATAATCAATGTATTTTCCAGCAACTGGTTCATAAATCAAGATATTCTCAGCATGCAAATCATAATGAGTAAACGTTTCAGACAAAGTTGCTAACGGCATATATATCTGATATAACACATATAGCAAACTTTTAGAAGGAAAATTTAGATGCTTTTGTATCATAGAATGCATACTCTTTGCATTTTTAATATGCTGTATCAAAATTGATAAATATGTTGATTTTGCACATGCTACTTTAAAAAGATAATCTATTTCAGTGCAATCCTTTCTTATAAAAAATCTAGATGTTTTGTTTTCTGAGCAATTATTATTGATACCCGAGTCACGATAATTTTGCACCGCATCTTTTCCAATTATAAGAGACGATTTTAATTGGTCGGCGTCAATATCTATAGTTTGTTTCATTTCTATCCAATCTTTGCGTTCTTTATATTGGTACCATCCGTATGTTTCAATAAAGCAAGGAAACACATAACATTGTTTATTTATATACTGACCTACTAGATACTCAAATAAAAGATTATCAGTATCTTCTTTGATTGTTGATTTTAGAATAGCATTTGCTTTAAATCCTAATCTCTCATATGTAAGTTCTTTAATAAAACCATTTGCACCTATATTACCACCAATACTTTTAACGGGGGATATTAAATATTTAAAATCAACAAATCCATTAAAATGTTTACTTATTAATTTTTTTTTTATTCCAAAAGCCAAACAAATTCCTGCATCTGATGTACATATACGCGACAGAAAATTGGATCTTTTCATTGGAATATTTTTTATCCCTTTAGAAAATTCTTCGGATTTTGGAGAAAATTGTGATCTATCTAATTTTGTTCCTTCTATATATTCAAATTCTTTTGTTAATTCATTATATATATATTCACGTATATCATCATCTGTATTACCTGTTAAATTTTTATTATATAATGTATCATACTCTTTTACTATATTTCTATCTTCTAAAAATTTATTAATTAATTCGTTTATTTGTTGGTCTGATAAGGTTTTATATGATATATAACCATATCTTTCAGAAATAGTCATAACATAATTAACAATAAAATCAAATATAGGAGACCGAAATGACTCAATATGAAACTTTTTATTTATTATTCTGATTGGAACAGGATAAGTGTAATTTGAAAATGAATATCTTTTTTGTTCAAATCTTAAACTAGGGTAATTTTGGTTACAATAGTCAACATAACCTGCATATGGATCTGTTCTAAAAGTTTTTTTGGTTATTGGATCATAAATTGATAATATAATTTGAGGTGCAAGATGTCCACTTCCATATATTCCACCAGTAATTCTAGATGTAATGAGTTCTTGATCAATATCAATCATAACATTATATTTATCTTCTAATTCTTTCTTTGATAAAATTGGTTCACTAAAATGTAATAACGATTTAAAATTATTTAAATCTCTATTAAAATTATATCGATCAATCGAATGTTGCATTAAATCAAAAACAATTGTGCCACCGGATATTAATATGTTTTCAGCAAGAGTAAGATAATCGATTGGGCAAAAATAAGCAGTGCATATGTCAAAATGTATTTGACTAACACGTCCCACTAAATATGATCCCATATTAGAAAATACATTTTGATATCCAATTGTATACATATCGTATTGTCTTTCTATATTGGTAGAATCTTCTCTGTCTATATACAAGTTGTATACGGTAGAATTTTTGAATCTGTAATAATCATAATCATTATAATGCATATCATCATACATATTAGTAGCACCTACTAAAATAGATAATTCTTCTTCAATTAAATTATAAGATAACAACTCATTAAATATTTCATATGCATTAGCTTTATCACGTTTTTTATTTGTATACCATTCAATAAATTGTTCTTGATATACTGGATTTACAAGAGGTTTTCCACCTCTTAACAAATTTTTTTTCTTGTAATTTTGTAGTTTGAAAGTAAGAATATTTGAATCATTAATGCTCCATAACGTGCCATCATTTATTTTTTTTATTATTTTACTTGACAATAAAGCAATTCCATCATTACCTTTTTCATCTTTGATTAAACATTTTATAAATGAACCAGATGGGATATTTTTAAATTTAAAAGGATTAATTCTTATTAGTCTAGGATGGATATAAGTCCATTGATTAAAAAAATTAATATGTATAAAATCGGTATCTATATCTTTTAACATTTTTAATATATAAAAATATATTAAAATTAGAAAATAATTAATCATTGTACGAATTAGATTTTTGTTCCTTCTATATAATCATATTGTTTTGTTAATTCAAAAAATATCTCTTTTTCTATATCGAAGTGTGTAGTTAATCCATATTCTCTAAATAATTTTGGCGTATTTGCCACTCTATCAATTAATTCGTGCATTTTGTCATATGATAACCTTTTATATTTTATATAATCAATTCTTTCAGCAAGAGTCATAACATTATTAGCAATAAAATTAAATATATTATTATATGAATCAATATGAAGTTCTTGGTTTATTGTTTGGATTGGAACAGGATAAGTGTAATTTGAAAATGAATATGTTTTTTGTTCAAATCTTAAACGAGGATATCTTTGTCTGCAATAGTCAATATAACCTCTGTATAGATCTTTTTTAAATTGTTGGTTAGTTTTTTGATTAATAATTTTTGCTGAAATTTGAGGCGCAAGATGACCACTTCCATATATAACATCAGTAATTCTAGGTGTAATGAGTTCTTGTTCAACATCAATCACAACATTATGCCTATTTTCTATTTCTTCCTTTGTTATTTTACCTGAATCAAATATATTTAATTCTCTATTAAAATCATATAAAACACTTAAATGTTGCGCTAAATCAAAAACAATTGTGCCACCGGCTATTAATATGTTTTCAGCAAGTCTAAGATATTCAATTGAACAAAAATAAGCAGTAGATATGTCAAAATGTATTCGACTAACACGTCCCACTAAATATAATCCCATATTAGAAAATATATTTTGATATCCAATTGTATACATATCATATTGTCTTTCTATATTGGTAGAATCTTCTCTGTCTATATATAAATCATATACGTTAGAATCTTTGAATCTATCATAATCATGATACATATTAGTAGCACCTACTAAAATAGATAGTGATGATTCAGTTACTCCATACGAATCAAGATTTGCACGGTAACGTAACAAATCTTTATATATTTCATATGCATTCTCATTTAGGTCATCTTTTTTATATGTATACCACCTGACAAAATCTTCTTTGTCAAAATGATATAATATATTTGTTAATTGTTTTCCACCTCTTAAATGACTATCTCTCGAATTATGTCCACGTATTTTAGGAGGTGTTTGTCTATATATAGTGCTTTCTGGAAAATCCCATTTGCTTTCATTTGTTATCCAATTAAAGTAATATGGTCGATTAGGAAAAATATTATTACTAATACGACGTTCCCAATTGGTTGGAAGTTTTCTGTTTTCTTCTTCGTATTTACCAATATGTAAACTTTTTTTACTTGGAGATCTTGAATACATTGTTTGTTATTTTCAAATAAAAAAATAATTTAATTATTTATTTGAAAATGATAGTCACACCCCTCGTGGATTTACAAATGTGAAAACCGACTTTTTAAATCTTCAAGGGTGTAAACGATTTATCTTCTGTAAATGCTTCTTCTAATATATCACCTATTTTTTCTAATGGGCGAGATGGCAAATGTGTTACATAAGAACCAAATGAAGAAGTTTTACTATAATTACGCTCTCGAATGAGCATCAACATTGTAAACACCTCTTGTACTTTTTTTTGATGAAGTTTTATATTTTCCATTGCATCAAGGTAAAAAAAACCTGCCGCAAATACGCTAAAGCGTCCAATTAAATAATCGTTTTTAGCATCCTCAACTGCAGAGACAATAATTTCAATTGGTAAATTAGGAAATTTTTGAATTAAAGCTGCTTGCACTCTGCCTGAAATTTCAAGATAAGCTGCATGTTCGTATTCGGATTATCTCATTTATCGTATCAAAATCTTTAAATTTTTATTTACAAATTTATAATTTGATTGTAAAAAAACTCTAGATAAAGGATTAGAAGCTCGAAAGAGTTGGATTTGTATGAATCTAGTAACGGCTTAATTAAAATTAAAATATTTAAGATTTTAAATGTGTAAAAACCTTAGTTGACAGCGGATGGAGTTTATGTTTTGACATCAACTCAGCAAGTTGTGATTGAATGACATTTAAAATCAGCAAATTAAAAACTTAAACAAATAAATAGAATGTATTTTTGTATGCCAAAAGTTATATTTCGATCTTTTTGTTTTTTGAATATAGATTTTTACAAACATCTTCGGTTTTATAAGATAAACACAAAATTCTAAACTGTAAATGGATTCCACGTTCTAATAACTAATGTCGTGGTTGCCAAGGTTGCCATCCTCCAACAGAACCAGTCCATACAAGGTGGGGTTCTGCTTCTTGAGCATCTCTTGTATTATGTCCAAGAGTAAATGGTGCTATATGTGGTTCTCTATCTCTTGTCTGTTCTTCTCTTGCACTCGTTCCATCACCAAATGGTGCTATAGGTGGTGCTCTATGTGATCTATCTCTAGGTGCTCTAGGTGGTGGTGCTCTAGGTGGTTCTGCATGAGTTCTTCTTTCACTAAATGGTCTAGGTGGTTCTGCATGAGTTCTTCTTTCACTAAATGGTCTAGGTGATGCTGTATGATTTGGTGCTATATAGGTGGGCTGTATGATTTTTCTTCTTTCTTCTTTTAATCGAAGTTCATCACGAATTTGTTTTTCTTCTTTTAATCGAAGTTCATTTACTTTTATATACTCAATACACATATTTTTAATATCATTCCAAATTTCACCTCTTTGTTTTCCATATTTCTCTGCAAATGCGTCTAATATTTTTTTTGCAAATACATTTGGTATAAAATTACCTGTTATTTTTTCTCTTGACATAGGACACGTCCTATTTTGCAAAAACCATTTGGCTATTTCTGTTTTGTCATAAGTATGACCAGAACTACAACCACACATGACCGGATAATGAATCAAATCTCCTGATATTTCTGAAACTAAGTCTCGAAGTTGAATAGTAGCACTTGATAATTCTTCATGTCTCATATCTAGACCACAAAGCTCTCTTATAGATCTTTCACTTAAATAAGAATGATCAGTTAGACTAATTATGTGAAAAGCTGTTAAACTAGCATTTTCCCCAAGTTGTTTATGTTCTGTTTTTTTAATATATTCAATAATAGTTTGTGGTAAAACTGATGCTTGACTAGCAAGATATTGTAAACTCTCATCAATAATACTTTCTGTCTTACAGTTAAGACGACTTGCTACTTCTTCAAAAAGTTCTACTCTTCTATTGATTTCATCCTTAGCTGGTTGAGTTTTTAAAAGTTTTAAGTTTGAATATGTTTCTTCTGTAATCTTTTTTGGTTCAATAGTATTGTCTTTTGTTTCTTTTTCTTTTTCTTTTTCTTTTTCTTTTTTTGGTTTGTCTTTTTTTCTGCTTACTGTTTGCCATTCCTCCGAATCAGGTTCAGATTCAGGTTGTGGTGCATAAGAATGAGAAGTTACTCGTGCATTTTTTTTTCGATCACCAATATGTTTGTATACTTCCTTGTTATTTGAAATTAAACAAACCAATCCTTTAGGAAGTGGAATTTTTGTGCCAGAAAAGTATCTAGATCCCCATTGAGTTTTACCTGTGAATAAATTTTTGTAATAGTATTCACCAGAAGAACTTTTTATTTCTTCAAATTGCATTTATTACTAATAAATAATAAATATTTATTATTTATTAGTAATAAATGCAATTTAACAAATCGTGTTTACACCTGTGAGTTTAACTTTGTATAATTTCAAAAGTTATGATAAAGAATAAATCAATATTGAAAAAGTGTTGGATATATAATTTACTCTTAATGACTTGGTGTCAAAAATTATAAGTCTTTGTTTTTCACCAAATTTTGTAAAAGTAACACAAAAATCACCTTTTTGATTTTGATAGAGATTGAACCATACGAGTGATGACTTTGGTAAGTTTACAACTGATTTGATAGTTAAATTAAATTATAAAAGTTGTAATTTAATTACTGTTTCTAGTAAAACTTCATAAGAAGATTTTTAAACTAATTCTCTTCTGTAAATGCTTCTTCTAATATATCACCTATTTTTTCTAATGGGCGAGATGACAAATCTGTTACATAAGAACCAAATGAAGAAGTTTTACTATAATTACGCTCTCGAATGAGCATCAACATTCTAAACACCTCTTGTACTTTTGTTTGATGAAGTTTTATATTGTCCAATGCAGTAAGGTAAAAAAACTCTTCTGTATATACGCTAAAGCGTCTATTACTATGTCCAAATAGACTTATATAATCGTTTTTAGCATCCTCAACTGCAGAGACAATAATTTCAATTGGTAATTTAGGAAATTTTTGAATTAAAGCTGCTTGCACTCTGCCTGAAATTTCAAGATAAGCTGCATGATCATATTCGGGTTCGTATTCTGTCATTTATCTTATCAAAATATTTAAATTTTTATTTACAAATTTATAATTTGATTGTAAAAAAACTCTAGATAAAGTGTTAGCAGCTCGAAAGAGTTCCATTTAAAATCAGCAGCAGTCTAAATTAAACACTTAAACAAACATAATATGAAAATAAATAGAATGTATTTTTGTATGTCAAAAGTTATGACAAAGAATAAAATCAATGTATCACACGGAAAAGTCTTAAATAAAGATATAGCAGAGTATTTTGCAGGCAAAGATTACTTTTATAATGGATATCATATTATATCATGGATAGAAAAGGCGGATAAACCACATAAATGTAATGTTGATTTATGTCCATTACACCGTTTATACTTTAAAAATAAATTTTTAAAACTTGGATCAAAAATATTGATGTATGAAGAGGCAAAAAAAGTTCTAAAAAAAACTCTTCCTGATGACATTGTGATATACATATTGAAAAAATGCTTTTGCTGAGGAGGATAAAATATTAAAATTACTAAATAATTTTAATATTATTAGTTTTATAAAATGTTTAATTTCCGAAACGTAGAACAGCCACATTACACTAGACCACTTCCACTTCCAGCAAATTGGACTCGTAATTTTAACCATACCGGTAGAATCTACTACACTAATATGTCAACAGGACATAGTCAATGGGATTTTCCTTATCCGGAACAAGAAGAAAGTCGTCAACAATATGACGTAGTAGCAGATGAAGTTTTTCATATAGAAGCTGAACTTCAAGCTCGTAATGAACGTGCTCAAGCTGAACGTCAAGCTCGTTTAGAAGCTCTTTTAGAAGCTAGTTTAGAAGCTGAACAAGAATATCGTGACAATCTACTTGAAAAATTACGTGAAAATTTAGCATTAATAAGTAATAATAATAATTTTAATGAATATAATATGGATATATTGAGTTCATTAACAAGAATGATATTACAAGATAATGAACAACCTATCAATAGATTAACCGTACTCACTTATATATTAGATTTAGAGTCATTGATTTCTATATTAAGAGATAGAAACGTACATTCTAATTTAAAATATCTCTGTGAAAATATTTTTGAAGAGATGTATGAAAAACTAGCCAACGAAAAGAAACTAATTGAAGACGGATTTACAAGGCATAATGAATATGATACTACATATTTAAATGAAGAATTAAATAGATTAAATTCTATATATGATAGTTTTATGTATACTATAAATAACGGAACGCACACTAGATATTAGAAATGCTGGATATAATTTAATTGAAATGTCGGGATCTGATTTTGACAATTAAACAACACTATCATATATCAAAATTTATAAAATAAAAGAAACAGAAATCTTTTATTTTTATCTCATAATTTTGATATTAAACAAAAAACGTTCTTTAGAACTAAAATTTAAAAAGTTCGGAGGAGGAGCAAAATAAAAAGATAATCCAAAGGAAATTTTCTACGAATTTTTCAAATTATTTAGAGAAAAAGAAAAATGTTTTTCCTCCTCCTCCGCCGAACTTTTCGTTTTTGCAAAAATGATTTTGGTGATCGGTCGCCAGATTAAATAGTGTAAAAGTTTGACGGAAAAACCTTTTTTTCTTGCAAAAATGATTTTGGCGTTCGGAAGAAAAAAAGAATGAATTTCGTACTTTTCTAAAATGGATTTCATTTCCACACACACACATTTCAAAAATGTTGAAAAAACAAATTTAATCAGAGAATTGTGACTATTTTTATTTTTTTTCTACTATTTCCAGCAGTTTCCGGCATTTTAAAAATTAGTAGTAAAAAACGATATTTTATACAAAGAAAAATGATTTTCTTATTTAAAAACAAATGATAAAAAATGAAAAGCAAATGGAAAAATGTCAGTTTTGCAATAATATGTTTGGAAATACTCAAATGCTTAGACAGCATCAGAAAAAAACAAAGTATTGTCTTAAAATACAAGAAGCTAAAGCTAAAGAAGAGATAGAAGCTAAAGATAGAAAAGACGCAGAAGAACTAGCTTTAAGAGAAAAACAAATACAATTAACTTGTCATTTCTGTGATAATAATTTTAAAACAAAATACCTGTTAAATAAACATCAAACACAAGCTAAATACTGTTTAAAAATACAAGAATCTCAAAATTCCGAATCAATTATAACATCTTTTGTTACTTGCACATTTTGCAATAAGAACTTTTCATCATCAACTTTTAATAGACATGATTCAACATGCAAGAAAAAAAATCAATTTCTTCTCAATCAAAAAGATCAAGAAATTGCTATGATGAAAATGAAGGCGGAAAATGCTGACGAAATTGCTATGCTAAAAATTAAAGCAGAAATTGGTTCAATATATAAAGAATCTGCTGAACGTGCTCAGGCTACAATAGAAGAAATAGCCAAACAACCTACTTATCAGAAAAACAGCACCAAAAACATTCAGAATAATTTGATGCTTTCAAATCTTACCCCTCTTGATTTATCTCAAGCTCGTGTAGACAGTATAATAGATGAAAAATATACAAAAAATGATTTTTATGAAGGTCAGAAAGGTGCCGCTCATCTTGTACATAAATACATTGCTACTGATTCTGAAGGAAAACCTCAAATAGTTTGCACCGATACAGAAAGAGGTATATTTCATCACAAATCAACTATTGGTGATCATATTGTTGATTATAAGAATGTTCATTTGATTAAGAAAGTACATTCGCCTCTTAAAAGAAAAGCGGGTGCGTTTGCAGCAGAAGAATCTGTGAAAAATCCAACTGCTTTAAAGGAAATAATTAATAATATGAGTTCTATTAGAGATCTAGAAACGAAACCTTGTTTGTTCAATAGAACATTAGCTCAACTTACAGGAAAAAATTGTGCAAAACAAATAGATACTGAATCTTTAATAGGTGAAGATATATAAATAAAATTTTATTTATGATCGTATATTTACCTGTGATAAGATCAAGAGATTAATGCAAATGTTCTCGTTTTGTAGATTTGCACTTTGCATATCATGAAAACACTTAATCTCAAATAAACTTGATTTTTTGGATGAACTCTTTGAAGACAGAAAATGAACTCGATTACTATTACTAAGTTTATCATCAATTTTCTCTCTGAAAACGGGTCAGAGGATCTAATTGATGAATGGAACACACAAAAAAACTTAGATACATTCAACATTATAGTAAAAAATAGCAAGATCAAGGATCTGAAGAAAGAGAGTTTTTTTAAGCTTCTTGTATCTATTAAAGAGGAGGCATCCAAAGACAAATCAATTTATGTTGCACCGTGCCAGTTCACTGCACCGTTATTAAGCACTTTGAGAGCTTCTGACGAGCATGATTCAAACACGCTATTGTTTAAAATTAATAATTTAATTGAAGGATATGTTATAAAAAGACCTTCTGCATATATTAAATCACCTTATGTAGCGGACGTTAATACAAATAATTCGGATGTATCCGTTTTGGCTCATACTCCATCACTCGGATGTTGTGGATTAGCTGATAAAGGTGCTTCAATATTAATGAGTTCTGTCACTAAAAAACAAGATAAAAAATTACATTGTGAATATAAAGTGTATTTATCAGTAATTAAAGAAAAACATAATGAAATGATTGTAGGTATACATCCAAAACTTGCCGAAGAATTATCAGAATCAGCTTTGAAAAATAATATGTTAAGCAGACTTCAAAATGTTAGTAGCTATAAAAGAGAGACTTCTATATATATAGAAGGCAAAGTTGATTCACGTTTTGATTTTACAGGTGTTGATAGTAATGGCATTCCATTTATTATGGAAGTTAAAAATGTTCCACTTGCAGATTATGAAGACATTAGCTCTAAAGATCGTAAGAAGAAATGTTACGATCATCGTGAATACAACTCTAAGGTTTCTTATTTTCCTGATGGTTATCGGAAGAAAACTACCGACACTGTTAGTCCTCGTGCATTGAAGCATATTCAAGAGCTTACTTTAATTAAAAATGAATATGCAGTTCGTTGCATAATGTGTTATGTTATACAAAGAACTGACGTTGAATGTTTTAAACCTTCAATTATTGATCCTCATTATAGACAAGCTGTTAAAGAAGGTATTGAAGCCGGAGTAGAAATTATAACTATGGTTGTTCAGTGGACTAAAGAAGGAGAAGCATATTTTATTAGAGATGATCTTCCTATCACTCCTTTTACATAATCAACTGAGTAAAGTAGATGGATACGATAAAAAAACAAATAATGTATATGAGTTTCATAGCTGTATTTGGCATAGATGTTATAAGTCTGACTATGTGAATCCTATAAATCATAAAACAGCAGCTAATCTTTATTCTAAAACTATAGAACGTTCACTAGCTATTAGAAATGCTGGTTATAATTTAATTGAAATGTAGGAGTGTGATTTTTTATAAAATAAAAGAAATTATATTCTTTTTATTTTATCTCTTAACTTTGGTATTAAGAAAAGAACTTTCTTTCGAATTAAAAATCAAAAAGTTCGGAGGAGGAGCAAAATAAAAAAGATAATCCAAAGGAAATTTTCTACGAATTTTTCAAATTATTTAGAGAAAAAGAAAAATGTTTTTCCTCCTCCGCCGAACTTTTCATTCCGAACTTCAAAATAGTTTTTGCAAAAAATGATAATGTAAGTATAAAAATTTTACATTTTTTACTGATAAAAAATATTTCTTCCAAACTCCAAAAATGATTTTGCACAAAATAAAAATCACGGATGAAAAAAATGATTGTTTTTGAACAAAGCGTCCAAAAAATATTTCATCTCTCTCTCATTTTTTGTGTTTGGTGAGATGGAGAGTATAAAAATACCTAATATGAAAATTGTCTGATTAAATACTTAATTTACTAAATTTTTCAAAAAACATTCATGAATTTTCAGAATTTTTCAGAATTTTTTCTGAAAATATTTAAAGAACAAATAACCTAATAATAAATGGAATGTATATACTGCAAAGCAGTATTACAAACAGTTTATTCATTAAAACAACATCAAAATACTGCTAAGTATTGTCTTTCTAAACAAAATAAAGATCTTTTACATCAACATTTATGTGGTGCTTGTGGCAAAGGATTTACTAGAAAATCTTCATTAGATGATCATTTAAAAATATGTAAAGCAAACACTCCTGTAATTCAAGAGCAACTTCATTTATTTGATCAATGTAAAAAAGACTTAGAATCATCTCTTCTTCGTGAAAAAGAACTTATCACGTCATATGAAAAGAAAATAACAAAAATTTACATTGAACACGAAAAAATTATCGAAGATTTGAAAAAAGAAATAAAAGATTACAAAGATAAAATGTTCATTTTAGCTTCTAAACCTACAAACATTAACAATAATATTGGTAACACTAAAACAACCACAAAGACCCAGAATTTAATAGTATCTGACTGGCGTCCAGAGGTTATACAAGATAAGGTAAAAGAAAATTTTAAACTTGAACATATAGAGGATGGTATTAAAGGAGTAGTCAGATTTACAACTAAATATATCACACAGGAAAATAATGGAATCAAAAGTTATCAATGTACTGACAGTAACAGAGAAGTTTTTATGTACAAGGATGCAGACGGAGTTGTTCAAAAAGACATTAAAGCTAGAAAGTTAAAAGATGCTATCAAAGAACCTATATTAAAAAAGACAGCTGAGTTATCAACAGATGAATGTCATCGTCTAATGGATCTTATATCAAGTTCTAAAGGAAATAATGATGTTGTTGAGATTAGTAATATCAAGATGGCTATTCTAACAAAAAAAACGCAAGAAATACGTGACATTGATGATGGATCATTTTCAAAGGAGATGGCTGTTTTGAGCGTATAAAAATTTTATTTTTACTTATAATAAGTAAAAATCACTCGCAACAATTAGCTTTTAAAGTAGAAGAATCTGTAAAAAACCCAACTGCTTTAAAGGAAATAATTAATAATATGAGTTCTAGAAACGAAACCTTGTTTGTTCAATATAACAGTAGCCCAACTTACAGGAAAAATTGTGCAAAACAAATAGATACAGAATCTTTTGCAACAGAAGATAAATAAAATATTTTTATTTTATTTCAAATTTGTATGTCCAAATAGACTAATTTTTTATATGAAAATAAAAATAAGATTTATGGTGGTATACATCTACCTGTTATCCTATCACGTATTTGATGAGGTAGACAAGGAACTATGATGTCATCTGGTAGATTCCATTGAGTTTGTCCTGTTATTAAATTAAGATAATATTTTTTACCTGGATCATTTATTCGACTAAAACGAACAACCCAGTTAAATGGAGGTAATTTATTATCTGCGTCTAATGAATTTCTAGGATTTCTTGGAGAACCTACAACAATTTGGTTTTGAGGCATTTAATTAAAGTCAATATTTAATTTTTATAAAATGTTTTCAATTTTACACACAACAGATGACATATCCTAATATACAAAAGGCTGAACGTTTTGAGTCAAACATAATAACTTGTTTTTTGTTGATATCATAAACATATCTTCAATTCGGATTCCTCCTATTTTATAATATTTGGAAGGTATAGAAAATGGAATTGTTGATTTGTTAAAATATAATCCTGGTTCAATTGTAAAAACGCATCTTTTTTGTAAGATTGAATCACCATCTGACATTGGATCATGTGTTTCCAATCCAATATTATGACCGATCGAATGAGTGTAAAAATAACGAATAAAATTACGATTAAAATTACGATTCTCAGCTATATTTGAACGACAACTCATTATGCCTTTTGACCATTCTTTATGTTTTTTATCTGTTGATAATCTACCAAATTGTTGTATCAATGTTTGTATACATATTTCTTGTATTTGATTAAAAGTTACATTTGTTGACATAGTCAATTGCTTTTCAACAAAATTAACACAATTTGTATAGGCTTGTTTAACCATATCAAATAATTGTCTTTGTAAAGCCGAATTTGGGTTTATGATTGTTCTAGTCACATCACTACAATATCCAAATTCACTTCTAAATCCACAATCCATTAGAATAACAGATCCTCTCGGTATCCTAGAATTGTATTTGTTATAATGAATAATTGATGCATTTTCATTAGAAGCGATGATAGGTAAATACGAAGTTGTATAGTTTCTTGAGTAAAGTTCTTTGTAGTATAACAAAGCTAGTTGAGATTCTGTTAAATTGTATTCTGTCTTTATTAAATTTGTTAATTTATCAAATAACTGAACTGTGGCTGATATGCTAATTTGCAATTGATACAATTCCCAATCATCTTTGATTACTCTGAGTTTATTTAACTTATTTCGTTCTTTATTATTTATGTAATTTAGTGAAGTAGGTAAGTCTGAAGACGTATATAATTTTATTTTTATAGATGACTGATTTGAAGTAATTTTTGCAATGTAATCTGTTGCAACTTGATGAATTGCCATCATTGTTACATACAGAAACAATGGATCAATGGTTTTGCTAGGTGTGATAGCTGGTATATAAATTGATTTGGTAAGAACACCTAATGCATTACGTATATTATTATATCTGATTTGACGATGATTCATTTATTATAGTAAGTTTTAATTTTCTTTTTGTCTGGTGATTAGTAGATACCATTGTATATTACAATGGTATTAGATTAATTTTGTTATACATATCTTAAAAGTATGTTCTTCACTCTTTTACAAGTTGGTAAATCAATAACTTGTTAATTATTCAATATTTTGATGATTTATTCGTTTATGTCTATTGTTGATCCATCAGAATATAATATATATCAACAATCTTTAAAGTGATTATAATTAATTCAGAAAGAATCAAACTTTTCATTTTAAAATTGATTAATAATTGATTAAATATATAATTGATTAAAAATGTATACAGGAAGAATTTATAAAATCGTTAACACTCAAAATAAAAATATATATAGGTCAAACATACAAAACTCTTTCTCAAAGATTTACTAATCACAAATGTGAGGCTAAAAAAGGTATTGTTAATAGTAATCTTTATAAAGCAATTGAAAAATATGGAAAAGAATTCTTTACTATAGAAGATATAGAAATTAAAGATTTTGAAACCAAAGAAGATGCTAAGATTTGGATGAATGAAAAAGAAATTCATTATATTTTTACTCTAAAACCTCGTTATAATATGGCTCCAGGTGGTTTAGGTCATACAGGTGTTGTTTGGTCCGAAGAACGACGCATTAATTTCAAAAAACTTATGTCAGGATCTAATAATCACAACTTTGGAAAATCTCTTTCAGAAGAAACAAAACAAAAACTTTCAAATGCGCTAAAAGGTCGTATAATTCCAGATGATGTAAGAGTTAAAATTAGTCATACTATGAAAGGTATACCAAAGACTCAGGAAACACGCACAAAAATGAGTGAATCTCGAAAAGGTTGTGTGATGCCTAAAGGTAAAGATTCGAAAAGAGCAATTTGTATTGATCAATTTGATTTAGAAGGAACGTTTTTAAAAAAGTTTGCTTCAATTGCTGATGCAGCACGTGAATTAAAATGTCATAGCTCAGGTATTTGTTTAGCATTAAAAGGAAAACTAAAAATGTCAGCTGGATATATTTGGAAATATAGTATAAATACAGATTTATTATAATCTATTTACATTCTTTTGTCATATTTTGATATATAATATGACAATTTTATAGTATTACCGAAGTCGAAGTACTAAATGTAAAGTCGACTCCTTGGAAATATTGTAATCTTGGAGAGTACGTTCGTTTTCGAGCTGCTTGCCCGCAAAAATAAGCCTCTGTTGGTCTGGTGGCAAGCCTTCCTTGTCTTGAATCTTTGCTTTTACATTTTCAATGGTGTCAGAAGATTCTACCTCGAGAGTTATAGTTTTTCCGGTCAATGTTTTTACAAAAATTTGCATTATCTTATTCTATTATTAATAATTTTTAAATTAACATTAATCTTAATTTTTGGAAGAGTCATTTAGAAACCTATAATCTTATAATTTTCTGTATAATCAAAGGTCTTACTTTTTGAGGCTTTACTTAAAAACCAATCATTATCAAAATTTTCTTTTTCTCTGTCAATTACGTCGCATCCAAAATGTTCAGATTTTATTAACATTGCATAGCCTTTGCTGTCTATCAAAACAGATTCAGGATTATTTTTAGATTCTTCAACTATTGAATAAATAAAATCTTGACCATATACTTTATTTTCGTCTAATGCGATAATAATAGTTCCACATTCTTTTTCTCGTAACAACATTGGAATTATTTTTGTACCTGTACCATATTCTCTGCCAGCTGGAAATACGTTTGCTACATTTTTGATATATTTTGGTATATCGTACTTTTTGGAATTGTCTTCGTCTTGTATAATTATCATAGCTATCAAGTCAACTTTTACTGTTTGATCCAAAATAGAATTTATAAAAGGTTTTAATTTATTTATTTTATCAGGTGTTGTAGAGAATGAAATTATAATTCTGTCCTCAAAAGCTTTTGGTAATGTACTATATTTTTCTATAAGAGAATCTGAATTTTGTACATAGCACATCAAATATCTATTTATTCCAAAATAGGAAAAAAAAGTATAAAATAAGGAAACAAATGTTGATACTATAATGATAGCAATAATTGTTTTACGATTTGTCATTTATTTATAATAAATAAGATTTATTAATGAATTTATATTTAAGAAAAATGCATCAATCAACAATTGAAATCCACAATGGAATAGATGAAATTTTTTCTCCTGATTCATTATACGTTTCCATCCATCTATAACCATTGCTACAATTTTGTATAAATAAACGAATATATTGATTATAAGTTCGTCTTATAAGTATGACATTATTATTTTGTGTACGAGGTTCTGGATTATAATAAAGTTTTTTACGACAAATAGGACATACTTTTTTAATAGACAAAGCTTTCTGAATGCATTTTAAACAAAAAATATGAAAACAATGTGACACAAACATCTGATTTGATATTTTATTGTAGCAAATAGGACATTCTAGCATTTTTAATAACGTGTTATATAATATTTTTTTTTTGAAATTATTCATTTCAAATTTGAACACGCACATATCTATGTTTAGATACTCATCAAAAAAACAATAAAAATTGTTACATAAAAATGACAAGATTTAAAAGACTTGTAGGAATTTTACCTCCGTGAATTAAAAATATTTGATTTAGGGTTTTTGTATAATAAAGTTTTAATCCATTCATTTCTTTGAATATATTATATACATTATCATGCCATACATTTTGTTCTAAAGAATATACTTTACGTACAAAATCTTCCATTACAACGATTATCAACTGGAGTAAATCATATACACTTTTTATTTTCATTCTTTTCTTTTCTCGATTCATTAATTTTGTTTCCCAAACAGAACAATCAAATTCATTAAACAAATATTGTATTCTAAGATCAAGATTATCTTTTATATTATTTACTCTCCATTCTCGCATAACAACATTACGAGTATGAATAATAGTACGATGTAAAGCTTGTAATTTAGCAATCCAAGAAGCTATATCTGTGCATGCAATAATTTTTATGAAAAACATATTTGCATCTGGAATTTCACCACAAGCAATCACATCAATGTTTGGAGATGCAGAAGAAAGAGTTGCAAGGTATTCATAGTAATGAGGATTATGAACAAGACCTAATTCTATTTCTCCTGATATCCAACTAAAAGCTGTATTACATTGCGTACAAAACATTTGATCACAACCTCCAGATTTGAAAATACATGTTAAACATTTTGGACAAGGCTTTGTTGAACTAGATACTATACTAGCACTTTTTATGTCATCTTTATTACATTTATGTCCTAATTCGAGTTCAAAATGACACAACTTACAAATAGATTTTTTACAAGTTCCACAATCGTAATTATTAGATATAAATCCTCTGCATTCACGTGGACATTTAAATATATAATGAACTGTCTTTTTTGAATTGGTAGAAGTTATTCTGCCACTATATGTTATAGTCTGATCTTTTTTATCATTTATAACATTCAAAACTTTTTTTCGAAGTTCTTGCTTTTCTTCTAAAACATTTTTTAACAATTCTGAATCAAAATGTTTATACATACGTTTTATTTTTGCATTTGTTGGCAATTTATGAAGACCTTTTAAAAGATTTTTTATTTCCAAAACTTTTGATGCTTCTTCTTGTGTTTCTGGTAATAACATTTTTTCTTTCTCAAGAATATACTTTCCAATATGTTTATAAACCCATTTTTTGTTTTCTGCATTATTTAAAAGAAATTCACGAGACCATATTTTACCGCAATTCATACATATAGGTTCTATAAGTCTATCTTCAATAAATTTTTGATTACATAATTGACACGCTTGAAAATTACAATATGGACATATAAATTCTGATATTTCATTATTATAACAAATTGTACATATACTCATTTTTTTTATATTAATAACGTTCAGTTTAAAAAATCAAATTTATTTTAAATTGCTAATATATAAAATATGGCATCAACTTTTTTAAAAATTATTTGCTTTCTAGGATCTTTGGTTTTCTTATTAAAAGCTATTTTGTTTATATATATTGGTATAATGTTATACAAAGATAATTATTCTCAATACAAAACAAAAGATGATTGTAATAAATCATCTCCTGATATTTTAAAAGTAATTTGTCCTTTTTGGAGTGGAAACAATTCAAAGTGTATAAACGGTATGTATAACGATGAAAATAATTGCACTCCACGAAATTCTATTTATTCTTTTGGTGGATTTATAGTTATGGGTTTATTATTTGGGTTAATGTCTATTTATATTGCTTCATTTGTGTTTACAAGCAAAGGAAATAATTATCCTAGTGGTTACAATAGTATTTATCCTGGTATTTACCCTATTGGTTATACTGGTAGTTACCCTGGTAAAGATGGTACATATATATAGGTTTCTACTTAATTAAAGCACTCTAAATAAATATTATAACTAACTATTTATAATATTTTAATTTATTCATACGAAACGCTAATTTAAAATTTAAAACGTCTCTTTATCATTAGGATTATCACTAAAAAAATAAATATAACTAATATAGAAATTATAATGATAAAAGTAATTGAAAATCCAGTAGATTTTTGTTTGCTAAATTCTGCCATCATTTTTTTACTTTTAGATACAGATGATTCTAAAGATTCAGAGTAAACACTTTTGTAGAAATTGTCTATTGATATTTGATCATTTTTATGATACATTTTATCAATCCAAATTACATCTTGTCCCGACAAACGAAAATTTTGTTCTGTTCCAACGTTATTTTTAGTTAAAGATGCTGGAAAAAAATAGAGCATTATAGAAAGAGGGTCAAAGTCTGATCCGTTAATAGAATTTTTATCATATTTATTAATAATATTTTGTTTAGTAGTTTGTTCACTCCATCCTTGTGAATCTTTAGCCCATTCTATTACTTTTTTATCGTCCCACATAATTTTTTGTCCTTTAGGATTTTGATGTTCGTGTATTAATCCAATCATATGACCAAATTCGTGGATAACTGTTGGAACATCAAACCATCCAAAATTCATAGTCGCAGCATTTTTTTCTTGTAAATGATCTGTTCCAACTAAAGACCAAGAACCTCCATCTTTATCAAAACTTATTCTGACATCCGCTTCGGTTGGATTGTCAACAAATGAAATATCTAAATTTACAAGTGGCTGAATTCTTTCTTTTACAATTTTTTTTATAGCGTCTTGAATAGATAATGACATTACTTGGTTTTGTAATGGATCTAAATCTTTTCCTTTTGTAATTTCAGACATATTTGTTCTTGTTATTAAATCACCAGTGCTTAAAAATCCAACTTTTATTTTTGACCCAGATGGCCATAATTTTTTTGTAAAAAAAGCGGCCTGCAATTTTTTAGAATCATCATGATTTTCTTGGTTTACACAAAAATTAAATTCATCTTGATGATTTGGAAGAATCTGCTGAATGCAAATTTTCGGATGAAATGTTTTATCCATTTATTAAATAAAGCTAAAAATAAACTATTTATAAATAATAAAAGAATGTCAGCTGGAGGTTTAAGCTATTCAGGTCTTGTCAACCACGGCAAAATTACTTTGCCATCTGTTGGAAATTGGGGTACAAATATGAACATTTTGAGAGATCCGCACAAATCTATTACTACTAGGAGAATTGATAAAGTTGGTGAGACAAATTTTATTACCGAAACAATTGATGATAGCGGTGGAAGAATTAATGAAGCTATTCAGGTGTATGCTCGCGGAGTAAATCCATCAGTTAGCGTGTCATATAATAATTATAGTAATAATGGAGGACAAAAATCTGGTGGAATTGTAGAAGGAGGTGGTAGATCTGCAAAACTTCCTTATCCTATTATGAAAGATGGTGCGTTTCGCCCGCCTATTTTATTACAAGAAGATCTTTTTCCTCTTTCTCGTTTACCCCGACAAAAAACCAATGCTTCCTCAAATTCCGGATTTACAGATTTTTCTCGAAAACTGAAAACTCCTGGGACCGCGGAAGAAACAAAAGAAGTTAAAAATCAGACAATAAAAGGTCACGTTAGACCAACTGCTGTATATAAAATTGAACCACAATCTCAAAAACCATTTGAGGTTAAATACGTTATTCAACCTTTTATTAAAAGATCTGTTGGATCAGGAACTCGCACTATGGATATTACAAATCAACATGTCGGAAATCCAACTAAAGAAGTAAACAATGATGTCAGACATACGACTGCAAGATCTAATTTAACAGATAACCGTTACGTAAATAATAATGAATTTCACTCAGCAAGATTTATTCAAGAATATAATTCACATCCTGTTGTTAGTAATGCATCGTCTAGTAACAATTATAACTCTGCAAATACGGAAGTTGAAACAAACAGATTTATGCAAGATAATTTGAATTATTCTGTTACGAGTAATATGTATGATAAAAATAATTATAATTCTGAGAATACGGAAGTTGAAACAAACAGATTTATGCAAGACACTCTAGTTCATCCTGTTGTCAGCAATATTTATGATAAAAATAATTATAATTCTGAAAATACACAAGTTGAAACAAACAGATTTATGCAAGATCATTTGAATTATCCAGTTACAAGCAATATTTATGATAAAAATAATTATAATTCTGAGAATACGGAATTTGAAACAGGTAGATTTATGCAAAACACTCTAGTTCATCCTGTTGTCAGCAATATTTCTTCTAGAACTAATTACAATTCTGATAATACGGAATTAGATTCATCTAGATTTGTACAAAATACTCTAGTTCATCCTGTAACTAGCAATATTTCTTCAAACGTACGTCATACTTCAATTGAAGATATTTTTGATTTGTCAGATATGCCAGTTCACAACAAAATTATACATGTTAATATTAATGCTCCTGTTTCTGGAGTTGAACAAACTAAATATTTTCACAATGATATTATTTTATCTAGAACTTTGCCAGAATACACAGCTAACACAAATATTAGTAATCAAAAAACGTATAAACAACCAGAATACGATAATCAAATTGAACTTTCTCGAAATACTCCAAAAACGAGTTATATTACTAATAATATAATTTCTCCTGGATCTTCAGATCATTCATCAAGAAACGTTAATTTGCCTCAAAAAATTAACCCTGGTAGTTTTGATATTCGTGCTCAAATACCAATGACTGGAAGAATGCAAGATGTTGATGAGAACAAAAAAGAATCAGAAAAAGCAAAAATGAATCGTATTGTAATGGAAAATAGAAATATAAGATACCAAAAATAATTTATAAAAAATTCTTATTTACGTTTTTTAATCTTGTAAATTTGCAAAATGGAAAGCTTGCAAGAAACTTTCATTTTAGAACAATTGAAAAATGATAATTCTCATAATCAAATAAAAAAATACAATCTGGATGAACTATCTTCTTATTTAAACTTGTTATTAAATAAAGAGTCACCAACTGGATCTGATATGAAAGCGATTGCTTATTTATTTGATAATCTTTTCTCAATTGGTTTAAAAAAAGATTTGAAAGAAAAAGGTCTTTCTAATTTATCAAAAAAAATACAAAATTGTGTAAAAAAAATGGAACAATTACAGGTAAAAAGTAAAGAAGGATTCATATATATTACAGATTTTTTTTCATCTGATATTCAAGTTGTTATTAAAATACCTCAAAATTCGAATAGTTTTAATTCAAAAGTAAGGGAATACTTTATAGGTATTCGATCTTTAAACAATCTTAGATATTTAACACCAACTTTTGTATATACTCTTGGTGCTTTTTCATGTCCTAAACCATCTAAGAAAGGTAAAATTGGTCAAACAAATAAGATAACTCCATATGTTTTATATGAAAAAGTACCAGGTGATTCTTTTCACACTCTTTTGAAAAACGATAAATTAGATTTTAAGAAATGGTTGATTTTATTTTTTCAGTTGCTTTTAGGTTTAGAAATAGCTCAAAGAGAATCACGATTTACACACTTTGATATGCACTCAGACAATGTTATGGTACGTTCTGAAAATGTGTCTACCTACACTATTTCTTTAGATATGACTACATATACTGTAAACGACCCTGAATCTGTACCAGTTATAATTGATTTTGGTGCATCAACAACATATATTGAAGGTAAATATATTGGATGTTATGATTATATTAAACACGGTATGTTAAATTTTATGGTACCTGGTCACGATATGTACAAGTTTATGATTTCTTCTATACGAAAAACAACAAATAAAAAATTAAAAGAAAAACTTATATCATTATTTCACTTCTATCAAAAAGATGACGATCCTTATTCTATTGTAGAAACAGGTGAAGATGGTGTAAATACAGCTTCTGATGAATATTGTAAACGCATTACTTTTTCTAAAGTTGCTAATTACACTCCTCTTATGTTTATAGAATGGTTGTGTGAACATAAAGAATTTTCGAATGAATTAAGTTCAATTATTAGAGTGTCCAAACGGGAAAATTATGTTTCAATTAAATATTCAAATATAATTAGAGAGTATGAAAATATTTTTAGTTGTATAAAAAATGAACAAAATAATCCAGAAAAAATAATAGAATTAGGACACACGTGTCTTAAAAAAATACCAAGTTATGTTATGTGTAAATATATTATTACAATATTAGAAAGATATAATACATTTGCAGAATCTGAAGATTTAAAGGTAAAAGTAACTTTATTGAAGAAAAATATAAAAAAATCAAAATCTTTTTTGTTACAATGTGATTTAGATATGCTTAATAATGTTTTTTCTATTGAAATGCCAAGCCAAGAAGATTTTGATCAATGTGTTAGTGAAATATTAAATATACCAATACGACATCCTAATGCAAAAGAAAAAGAAGAAGCAGTCAAAAAGCTTGAAACACTTTTATTTTATCAAAATGAGTTAAATCATTATTTACAATTTTATTTTACGATTTTAGAGCTAGGACTTGAGAAAAACTTTAAAGATTTTTTAAAAAAATTTAAAACGTCTACTATTTATTTTTTTCATATTAATAATATCACTCAAACTCAGAGAGCAATAAGATGGGGGCAAACTTTATTGGCATCTATAATCTAAAAATTATTTATTAATTGGATTGTAATTAATAAATGAACGATTTTGAGAATATACCATTGGCGAAACAACCAAAAAATGTAACAAAAATTTTGTTTAAACATCAGTTGTCGAGTATATATCAAATGGAAACGTTAGAAAGAGAAAAGCATGTACAATGTAATGATGGTTTTAAACAAACTCGAATCGGAATTAACGCTGACACAACAGGATATGGTAAAACGTTATCTATGATTGGATTAATAGCAAGAGATAAAATGGAGTGGAATTTAGATATTCCATTTACAAAAGAAATTATAAATACAGAATCGGCAGGTTTGATATTAAATCATAAATTTGAAAGATATGATAAAATACCAACTACTTTAATTTTAGTACCTACTTCTATCGTTTCACAATGGGAAAAAGAATTTTTACATACAAATCTTAGAGTTAAAGTGATTGAAACAAGAAAAGATGTTGAAACGGTTGTTGCTGAAAATTATGATGTTGTTATAGTAACAGTTTCTATGTTTAATAATTTAGCAATATCTTATTCTCGTTATGCTTGGAAACGTTTTATTTTTGACGAACCAGGACACGTTCGAGTCGCTAGTATGAAAGAAATAAACGCTGGCTTTTATTGGTTAGTTACTGCCACGCCAGAAGATATTAAATTAAGACATTTAAATTGTACTAATAGTTTTATGAAAAAAATAATCGGAGATGAGATATGTAAAATTGAAGAACAATTTGAACATATGATAGTAAGAAATGATTTGTCTTTTGTTTACTCGTCGTTTAATATTTATCAAACACAACATCATTATCACAAATGTTTTCAACCCATTCTTAAAGCAGTATCTGGTATGATTAATAATACAATACATCTTATGATAGAGGCAGGCAACATTGAAGGAGCTGTTATAGCTTTAGGAGGTAAAAAATCAGACAATATACTTGAATTGGTTAAAAGAGATATTTTAGAATCTTTAACTAAGATAGAAGCCAATATATTAATTTATCGTGATATCAAAAAAGATGATAAAAAATTACAAATTGCTATGACTAATGCGGAAGAACTTAAAAACAAACTCAAACAACTTGAAAGTAGATTTGAATCAATGTTAAAAGATATATGTCCTATTTGTACTGACACTTTAAAATCCCCAATAATGGAACCATCTTGTCAAAATCTTTTTTGCGGAAAATGTTTGCTTGTTTGGTTACAAAATCAAAAAAGTTGCCCTTTGTGTCGTGCAAATATAAATAATGCTGAATTAGTATGCATTGAAAATAAATTATCTTCTTCAACTAATCAAATTTGTAAAGAAAAAAAATATACTCATATAGAAAAAGTTATTGATATATTAAATTCCAATACCAAAGGGAAATTTATTATTTTTTCGGCTTACGATGCTACTTTTAAACCTATTTGCAAAATGCTTAAAGAACAAAATATTACTTTTTCTCTTATTATTGGTAATAGAAAGACACGTGAAAAAAATATAGAAAATTTTAAAAATGGAAATACGAAAGTAATTTTTCTCAATTCAAATTTTAATGGTGCAGGTATTAATCTACAAGAAGCAAGTGATATTATTTTGTACCACGAAATGACATTATCAGTTCAAAATCAAATTATAGGTAGAGCTAACAGGATTGGACGAAGTGAATCTCTAAATGTTCATCATTTACAAGTTGAAATATAAATAAATTATATATAATTTATATATAAATTATATAATTACAAATGGAAACTTTTTTATGCATAGATGGTTGTTGTAAAATTCAAATTAAAGAGTATAAACAGCAATTGTTAGACTCAAAAAACAAAATAAATAAAAAAAAAGCGGGTGTTTTTATTTACGATCCAATTACTAATAAAGTTCTTATTGTTCAGTCCAGAGGTAATTTATGGGGGGCACCTAAAGGTACAATTGAATATGGAGAAACAAATATAGAATGTGCTATAAGAGAAGTAGAAGAAGAAACAGGATTGATAATATACCAAAAAATGTTAAATGAATCTTTTATCATTTGTAACCAGGCAACATATTTTTATTTAGAAATGAATGAATGCGATGTTAAAGTACAAGATAATTGTTTGCAAAATGATGTAAACGGTATAGGATGGATAAAATTAGAATGTTTAAGAAAATGTATCAAATTAGGAAATATAAGTATAAATCAACATTTTCGTGTCCTTTTAATAAAATTATTAGGATAAAATGATACTTCCATATATTATTAATCCTTTCAAAAAGAAAATGCTTTTGGATTATATAAAATTGTAATTAAGTCAGGGATTGAAAATGATTTCCTAAAAGAATAACACCTTTTTTCGATGCAATTGAAATAGATTACCAAAAAGTTCGTTTTGGATTATCTTTTTATTTTACTCATCCGTTTTTTTGAGTTCAGTTTCTAAATCGTCTTAAAATAAAAGTTATTAAACAAAGACTTAAATACGATTTTTAAGAAAATAGACTATTAAAAGAAAAATCAAGAACATTATTGTTGGTAAAATAATTTTTAGAGTACTATTAGTATTCGTATTATTTTGTAGACTATTATTTTTTACATAATTTGTTTTAGTTTGCGGTGTTTCATTATAATTTGTGTCTGCTTGAAGACTTTCCTGATCGTTTTGTCTTTTTATCTCAAAAAATGAAACTGATGGAGTTCTTCCATATTCTGGATATCCTTTCCATTTTACTAATAACATAATAACACATAATCCAGATTGATTCAAAAAATTTGGACGATCTGAAAGTTTATTATTTAAAATACCAGATAATACTTTATCATCATATACTGTTCCAGAATTCTTAATTTTACAACCAATTAAGTAATTATTTTTTTTAGCAAATTCTAAAAACTCGGCATCCGGTTTAATATAAATTGCTGGAAATGTGGTGTTGCTAGTTCCTTTGTTTAGTATAGCATCAAAACGTTCAATTGTGTATTCTGTCATCTTTATATATAAAAAGAAAAGTAGCAATCGCTTTTTTGATCTAAATATAAAATTTTTTTTTTCTAAAAGATGTCAATTAAATCGTACGTAGATGAATTAGAAGAAATTCAAACTGAAATTAAAAGAAACAATATGAAAAATACGCAACTAAGAGAAAGAACAAAAGAATTGGAAAATAATATAAAAAATTATTTGGATGAAAAAGGACAACCTGGATTGAAATACAAAGGAAAAGCAATAATGATAGAAGAAAAAGAGGTTAGACCGGCGAAGAAAAAGAAAGACAGAGAACAAGCAATGATTTCTTTATTTGAAGAAATGGGTATTTCGGATCCAAAAGAAGCTCTTTTGAAATTACAAGATGTTCAAAAAGGAGAAAAAACTGGTAAAACAGTTATAAAATTTAAAAAACTTCCAAATTCTACATAAATTCAAAATTGGATTTTAATACAAAATTTGTATTAAAAATGTAAGCAAGATATAAAATGACAACAACATCGTCTTTTCAAAAAAATCCAGATTTTTGGGAAACAAAAGAAGAAGCTTTGAATCACAAAGAAACGGCAAATACGAATCCCCGATATAAAAATTTTACGCAAGATATATTTCATGCGGGTGATGAAGATCAATTTCAACATTTTCGAGATGCTACAAACGGAGCGTTTTGTAGCGATCAACCTTCTTTAAAATATAATTTATTTGAAAAAAATACTATGGAGGAAGTGTGGATTAAATATAAAAACGTGACAGCAAATGCATCTATTGACACTTTTAGATATATTTTTCACAAGTTTAAAAAAGGTATTTTTGTAAAAATTGCAAATAATAAATTAAGAGTATTTTTGCCTTTTTCAAAGGCAAATTTTACAAACGAATGGGGTGAAAAAATACAAATTGACCCTAAATTTCGTTCGGTTAATGACTTTTTTAAGTATATTACAGACTTGGAAGGTTTTTATCATTTTAGAGAAGGTGGTGTTAATCAAAATTTTAATGAATGGTACGGAAATAATTGTCTTGTACGGTATGAATATCCTCTTTCAGAAGGTGATTCAAATGTTGGAAACGTAAAAAATATGCTAGAAGAACTCTGTAGTAAATTGAAAGTTCCTGATATTGAGTTTTTTATTAACAGAAGAGATTTTCCTATTTTGACTAAAGATGGAACAGAACCTTATAATCATATTTGGGGAAAAACACAACCTTTAGTTTCTCACTCGTATGACAAATATCTTCCTATTTTGAGTATGTCAAAGACCGATCGATATGCAGACGTATTAATACCTACTTGGGATGATTGGGCTAGAATTCAAAGTTATGAAAAAAAGTATTTTCCAGCAACAGAGCAAGACTATTCTGCTACTTTTGATATTCGATGGTCTGATAAAAAACAAACTGCCGTATTTAGAGGAACATCAACAGGATGCGGTGTTGATTTAGAAACAAATCCACGATTAAAACTTGCATATCTTTCGACTCTTACATATCCAACTGATGAAGGTGTTCCATATTTAGATGCAAAACTTACAAAATGGAATCTTCGTCCTCGTAAGTTAGAAGGAGAAACATATTTGAAGACGATTGATATTAATTCTCTTAAAAGAAAAAAGATTGATATCTACAAAATTGATGATAAAGGAAATTACATAAGAGACAAGACACAAAATTATTACAGAAACGATCATGGAAGATACATAGTTGACAATGAAAACGGAAAATATATAAAGAACTATTCTGGTTACAAATACGTAAAACATGGAAACAAAATACCCAATTTTTTATCTCCAAAACAACAATCTAGTTACAAATATATTGTTCATGTAGATGGTCATGTTTCAGCTTTTCGTCTTTCTTTAGAATTAAGTATGGGTTCAGTTATTTTATTAGTTGATTCTGAATGGAAAATTTGGTATCGAGATTTGTTGTTGCCTTTTGGAGATAAGTATAATGAAACGCTAGCACACTATGTTCCTATAAAAGAAGATTTGTCTGATTTGATTGAAAAAATACAATGGTGTCGTGATAATGACAAAAAATGTGAACAGATTGCTAAAAATGGTTTAGACTTTTTTAGAACTTACTTGCAAAAAGACGGAGTATTGCAATATATGCAGAAAATTTTGGTAAATCTGAAAAAAGAAATGGGTACATATCTGTATAACTCAAAAACTCCATTACAAATTATTATAGAAGACGAATATAAAAATATTAATAGATCTTTTCCTACTATTCAAAAAAATATAAAAGACTTAAGTATATGTCCTCATATGGAACGTTGTTATGGTATTTTACAAGGTATGGAATTTGTTGTGAGAAAAATTATCGCGGAAACAAATTTTGAAAACGTTGCATTATTTGGAAATAAAATATTTGAGAATAGTCTTAAAACAGTAATAGTTAAAGAAACTAAATTAGCTGGATTTTCAATGGTAGTTAAGACAACATCCGATTCGCAAAAAATAGAAGAGCATATTCACGAGGCATTTGTAGGAATAATGTCTATAAATAAACTTCTTAAGTTTATACCAAATTTTGCTTATATTTTTGGTCTATATGAAAACAAAGAAAAAGGCTCTTATAATCTTGTTTCCGAATTTATTAATGGAGAAACATTATTTAATTATATAAATAGTGATAAATTTTCTGTTTCAGAGTTTATTTTTATTGTATTGCAACTTTGTTTAGCATTAGAAGTTGCACAAAACAGTTGCGGATTTGTACATTACGATTTAACTCCTTGGAATATCATTCTTAAACGAACGGATAAACCAAAAACGTTTGATTATATTATGTCTCATAAACGAGTTATTCGATTACGTACTTCGTGTATACCTGTCATAATAGATTTTGGTAAATCTCATGTAATACACGAAGGAGTTCACCATGGATTTGTTAATATGTTTAAGATGAGTACAGTTCAAGATATTATTATTTTATTAGTTAAATCGATTGATCAGATTATAAATAAAAAAAAAAGATTAGAAGAAAATGACCGTAAAAATATTATTGATTTGGTGAATTTTATTTCGAACACACGGTATTGCCCTAAAAAATTTAGTTACACTGATGATTATGACCTGCGTGAATTTTTAAAGAACGCTAGAAAATACTCATCTCTCATTTCTGATGATAAATATGAATTGGAAAGTCGTAAGCCGTTTGATCTTGTTATTTACATTAAAAGTATGGTAAATTTCACATTTCCAAAAATAATAGGAACTGTAAAAGATTATGAACCAAGTATGGATAAAGGAAATGGCAGACAAGTATTCGAGTTTGTCTTTTCTAAAACAGATAACGAACGTTTAGATACGTATGTTAATGTTTTTTCTCGTTTAAAAAAATGTACATTGCCTCAATCAAAAAATCTTTTCTTTATTTATTATGCTGCTCAAAGTTTAGAAAATAATTTGACTTCCGTTCGAAATAATATGCTTACGTTTTTAAAATATTTAGGTAAAGATTCAACTTATTACGAAGATATTTACAATGATGTTATAACTTTTTTAGAACACGTATATAGAAAAAAAATAGAAACCACAAAAGAAAAAGATATAGATTACGCAGATGATGTAGCTGGACATTTTAATGATTTTATTCAAGCACCCTATACTGAAGAAACATTTCTTGATCCTCAAAAGATACTTGTTTTGTTAAATGATCAACCTATCGATTTTCCAGAAGATTTATCTGACTATAAAGAAATTATTGAGATTATTCTTCTTAGTAAAGGTACGTATAAACTTAAAGATACAGATTATGAAGATTATTTGATAATTTTTCAAAAATTATTAGCTAAAAGCTCTTTAAAAATGAAAAATAATAGTGCAAATAGAAAAACGCTTACATTATTGGCTAAAAAAATTTATGAAGAAGATAAAACAAAATTAGAGTTTAAACTTTCTCAAACGGGAACAAGTTGTTCTTATGCAGACACATATATAGAATTATACAAAAAATGTATAAAATAAAATTTATATAAAATCTTGTAGAATTTTGTTTTTATTTTCTTTACTGATTATAAATAAAATGTTTGACGGTAAATTTATTGCTACAATTTTTGCAATTGTGATTTCAGTTTTCGCAATTTGTAATTTTAATACTAAGAAAATAACAAGTATTGAAGGATTTTTTCCAGCAAGAACTGTAAAAATTGATCCTGAATACCAAGTAAATGGTAATTTTTATAGCACGCCACCCAATTTTCAATTAAACCCATCTTTCCGGATGCAAAATGCGACTTTATCCCCATATACAAGGCACCATTTGCAAACTAACCCTAATGCACGTGCTAATATGGCAACTCCTCAGTTAAAACCTACAGACTTTGCAACTATGGCACGTGAAAATTTTACTCACGAAAATTCGTATAAAGAGCAAAGTCACTCTGCTGGTGATTTTAAAACTCTTGTTCCCGATTATTCAACCGCAACTCTTCCACCGCAAAATATGTCCACTATTAACACAATTGGTGAAAATGGAGAAGAAGTTCAAGCAGTTGTTTACGATCGTTTAATTTTTGCTAATCGAAATAGCAATCATCGTCGTCACGGAGACAAAATTAGAGGTGATTTACCTATTGCTCCTCGTAAATGTGGTCTGTGGGATCCATCAGTCAATCCACATATTGATCTTGAACCAGGAGCCATAAACGTAATAGCTGGTATTGGAAATGAAACGTCAAATGAAATGGCTACCTTTTTGAATGGTTATAATAAATCATCTATTGTAGCGGGTGTTGATATGACTTCACCTGATTCATTAGCTTCGATAAAAAATATACAGAGCCTTTCGAATTTTTCCACATTGCAAGTTAGTGCTTTTTAAAATAATTTAAAAGATTGATTATAAATATATAGTCTTAGCAAATGTTTATGATGAGCTCGACTATAAAAGTCTAGGAGTATATTAACATTTTGCAAAGGCTGATAATTTATTTATTACCTATTTTGGTAATAAATACTGGATTATCATTTTTTTATAAAAAAAGAATAATCTAAAAAGAACAATCTTAAATAAAATGAGCACTTCATCTAAAAAAATTGTACTTAAAAAGCTTGTGTCACATAATACTATTTGGCACCCCGAATCAACTCTTGTTTTCAAATCTCAAAAAGATAAGCTTGTGATTGGCAGATACGTAAATGATGAAATTATCCCATTAGATGATAATGCATTGCAATTATGTGAATTGTGGAAATTTAAACCAGATGAATCTCTTATTGACGAGCAAGAAGATGATCAAGAAAACAATCAAGGTGATGATCAAGAAGATGAACAAGAAGATGATCAAGAAGACGATGAACATAAAAACAATCAAGAAGACGAAGTTAAGAGCGAAGTTAAGAGCGAAGTTAAGAGCGAAGTTAAGAGCGAAGTTAAGAGCGAAGTTAAGAGCGAAGTTAAGAGCGAAGTTAAGAGCGAAGTTAAGAGCGA